TGGCGGCGCCGCTTCCATCATAAGTGAATGTAGATATTCCTGTACCTTGTGTAAGCGAACCCGCAAGCTGGTTAAAGCTTATGCCTGCTGCGGATAACGCAAGAGAGCTACCATCCAATTTTATCTTTAGCGAGTCATCTGCATCAATCTCTAAACCACCTGCGGAGGCTGTAGCGATAAGCACAGTAATCGGTACTGAATTATCGTACCTTCCGTCATCGGTAGCATTTTGAACATCGGTTTGAAGTCCTTGGCCAAAAGTGAGCTTATTAGCTAACGTGGCCGATGTACCAAGCGACAAAACTGAAGAAATGCTAGCAAACTTTGGTGGGTATCCACCCTTGCCGTCGTTATCGCCGAAGAGCAGTAAGTCATTCAGCGCAGGATCTCCTGTTGGGAGATTCGAGAGATCTAATTGCAGGCCACCGCCAATGGTTCCCTCACCGGTATCAACGAAGGTTTTGATCGCTAGACCACCGTTACTTTCAAGCTTTACTTTTAACTCTCGAGGTGCTGTCCCATTATAGTACGTCCCTTCTTGCGCTAGCGTCGACTCTATACCCTTGCTGCCATTGAAAATCAATGGTTCGTTAGAGAGGGATGTCGCAGAAATAGTTACATAATCAGTGGGACTTCCTACAGACCCAGAGTCTATTGATATGTTGGTACCAGCGCGGAGATATGCGGTACCGTCCGCAAGGGTGGTTAGAGACCCTGTTAAGTACTCAAAATTTCCGTCTCTAGCGCCTACGTGCTGGCTGGCAGTTACGTAAGTATTACTAGCAATGAATGATGCCGCGTTGATGTTTCCATAAACGACCATTGACGTACGGAAATCTGTGTCAGCAGCGTTGTCGCCGGCGAGGCCTACCTGAAAGTGCTGAGGTGTAATGATCTTTACGATACTATTATCGCGCTTTGATCGAATTACAAGAAAATCAGTCTTTCTTAAATCTGTTCTGCTCTGGTTTGCCATTCACCACTCACTGTCCCCTTAATCAATCCCGGTAAGGAACGGCGAAGCCGCGAACGATTGTACAAGAGGAGTAATACTAACTGTCTCACTACTAAATAGGAAGGCACGAGCTGTTACCCCCTCTTTATATGGTACTGATGATGTCATTTCAGAACTAACGTTAAAGCAAGTAGTGAGTCTGGGTTCGGTCAGCGGATTGCCGTCGCCGTCAACGAAGATACAAGACACTGACGGCTCTTGGATACCCGAAGGATTTGTCTCATCGCCGGCGTCCCAGAATTTGGTGTACTGTCTTTGCTCAAGCATATCCCTTAATTGACCGTACCGGTCACTCCTGAAGACAGCGGACGATGCTGTCTTTTTGTAATTCATCAAACCATATTTCCAGCCAGACGGATGATCGATTATTCCATAATTCGTTAAACCCGTCCCGCCCCAATCTCCGTATTGCGCGCCAAAACCCAAAGTAGGTAATGGAGGTCCATCACCGTGCCTTGTCTTCCAGAAGCCAAAAAGAGCGATTTGTGATAATATGGTCGCACCACGTTCGGAGAAGCCAGCTCTGACCATATTTTGGGCGGTGGAGACGTTGTTACCAGTGTTCCAATACTCTCGTGCTCTACCAAGAATGGCGGGGTAAGTGGCGAAACCGCCCCCCTCCATTGCGACCCGGGCGGTCGATGTAGCAACTGTCCGAGCACGTGGTTTTGCAGCCTCGTTCTGAGGTGAATGATATAGAGTTCCGCTTACCCTCTGCTGTATCAATACGATTGGAGCAGATCCTGTCGTACCCATCGACGGACCCATATTCGTCAAGCGCCTTACATTCTTATATCGCTCTTCGAACGGAAACGACGGGTTCCAGTACGGATTGAACGCGGTGTGGTTTGGCAAGTCTTCGAGGGTGCCGTCATCGGATCCAAACGCTGAACGACCGATGTTAAACATGGACCACTTCGCGGAGCGCCATGTTTGTATAGGGACCTCCTTGACGTGGTCATACGTTGCATTTGTCAGGGCCGAGCCAGACATGTCTAAATCAATATCAAACATGCGGGTGGGGTTTGGAATCAAGCTATCATAATAGAATTCGCTATCATCGCTAAGGCGAACAAAGCGCTGGACTGACCCGGATATTCCCATCGAGAATGCCGCAGAGTTAGGCGCTATTGGCCAGTATATGGATTGGTTGGCGGAGACACCGGGAGGTACCGATTGATCTGTTTTAGTCCAACCAGGCTGGTTTGGTCCACCCAGGCCCTTCCAGACGCGGGTGTTAAATCGCATGTTAGGTCGGTAAATACCTCTCTCGCCGTTGCCCGCGTTTTGGGCAACATTCGTGTTCCCGGGTTGATTGATCGGTAACCACCACGGACCACCAAGCGGTACAAAAGATCCTGACGCGCTTGGGTTGTATGGAGAAAACGGTCCATCAGCCCCGTTACCATCAGAACCAAAAATCGGTAGTCCCATCGCGTGAGCGTTTCTCTGGTGTAAAAGAATCGAGCCAGTGCACAACCTAGCAATGTAACTGCCGGAAAGCTCGGATCGTGTTGCAATCTGATACTGGTCTGTTATGGGTTTCCCCATAATCGCTTCATGAATAGCTGCTGTATTTTGACTAGACAAGTTCGATTGTGGGGGTACGTGCTTTTTATTACGAAGAAGCGTACCGTATAACACAAGCTTTGCACCTGCTGATTTCTTAATCGTAAATGAACTCCGGGGCTCATACAACGTTTCCATGTTGGCGTTATTTGCGCTTCTTCCGATTGCCGTGCCATCAGGAACAATTTTGTTAGGACCGCGGCGGAGGGCATAGCCCCCTTGTCCACGGGAGTCAATAAGCTCTGGACGAGCTGTACCACCACCCTGATAGTAATCATACTCCGGATTATACGCGGAGCCGGTAGGAATTCCTTGACGGTCTACAATACCATCACGCCATGGTCCATAAGGATTGACATTAGGGTTCGCAGGGATTGTGTTATTTCCTCTGTTCGAACCGTGTAGGGAGGGCTGGAATCCGAGCACGATTTCATCACCTGGCATCAAAAGGTACAGGCTTGTCGTTGGTTCATCTGTTGACAGCGATGCAGATACAATAGGTGTATATGCTTTTGACCACTCAGCTGCTGTCATGCCACGTGGTCTCTCGGTTAGACCGAGAGTGTAGTCGGTGGCGCCGACACCTGACATTATCATTCGGCCATCAAAAAGTGCCAAGTTTGGGGGTGCTTTTGCGACAGGCTGGGCCCACTGACTTGCGAAATTTTGGTTCGGGCCGAAAGAGGCTCGGAACAATCCTGGGCCCGGGGCGAATTGGGGGATTTGAGTCGGTAACATCGCACGGACAGAAGATGATAAGTTGACCTTATTAATTGGCTTATTTCCACCCACTGCCGCGACATATCTCCGAGGGCTGGAAAGCTGTGGGTCTTCACCTAAGAGTGTTGTCCACTCTTTAGCAGTTGTATTACCAATATACCCGCCGTCGATTGCATGAGCCCTCCACCATATTCTATCATTTGAGAACCTTGCATTATCACCGAATGATAACTGTTGAAAGGTCCTCGTCGTTGGTGTGGTCTGCGCGGTTTCAACGTACAGTCCACCGAATGGAACCGATCCTGTTCCAACAAGGTATTGCCTCTCCGCGGGAGCAGTGAAACAAAACAAGGCCGCTGAATCAACAGCTGCTGCAGGTTGAGATTTTATGTCTGCGACGACCCGGAAGTTTCCAGCATTTAATAGACGGCGCTCCTTAAACGTTGCGCGCAGCTTATGGTCACCATTAAACCTTCCTGCTAAATCACCTGGTGGGAACACGGTGCTAGCTGTTAAAATTGTGAAGCCAGCGACGCCGTCTCCAACTTCTTTTGCAGCATGAGTAAATTTCCACCCAACTTCAATGTCCAAATCTCTGGATAGTCCTGCGTCTAACCAGGAAGGTACTTTTATCGGATTACTTGATGTGAAGTACCGGTCACGAGCATGCGCATTTAGGGCAGTGGAAATTCCAGCACCGATATATCCACCAACGCCAGAGTAACGACGACCCCCGAACCAAATCTTTCCGGGAGTGTGGAATGATCCGAATGTCGCCAAGTCAGGGTGAGAACCACTTGGGACAGGAGTGGTCGGGGAAGTGATAATGCTAAAGCCTGTCCTCGTAATAGCAGTGCCGTGCCACGGCTGTGACGCGGATGAGACCATCGAGCCGATGAAATTTGATCCTGTTGGCCAGACACCCGCAGCGTTGTTTACTCCTCTCAGAGCGCGTCCACCAACTGCCCACCATTTACCGAGTCCAGGCATTGAATTAGTCCATGGGTCGGTAGAAAGCCAGGCATCAGCTCCTTCATTCGTGCGATAACGGGGCCCGGGCGCTAAACCGATGGGTGCAGTATCCATAGCAGAGTTATAGTGAACGCCACACTGGTACCGCCAGTCTATATTCATGAAGTTTGATTTTCCACCGGTTATCTTAGAGCCGGATGCAACAGGATAGCCACCTGGTTTGAATTCAGGAATTTGATTATATGATGCGACCTCACCGACGGAATCCGCTGCATCGTCAAAAATTAGCTTGGCGTCTCCAGTATTCCAGTCTCCTGGCCCAAACTGAACAAAGCTTGGGTTGGCGGCGGTATCACAGTGTGAAGCCCTGGAGCCGCCGTATACCGGGTTTTCCATCCACTGGCTCCACCTGTATTGTCGCATAAACGGTTTACCCGTCAGATACTCTGCGCTGGAATTTGTTGTTGCATCCCCGAATACATCGTACTCGGAAAATCTCCAGAAATTACCATTTCCTGAGCCTGCGCCGGGATCCAAAAACATCGGATTTCCAACAGACCCTGTCTCTATTAAATTATCAGCTCCTAGATGCTCTCCAACGATCCCCCGCTGGGTGCGCTGATCGGCTGGCATGTACGTAGCCATGTAATTTGTTTTGTACTGGTCTGACGATGTCGTATAAAGAGGGTTATTATTCGCCTCTCCAGCATAGAGCCTTGAAGCTGAATTCCAGCGTGAACGTGATCCTGCGCCAAGTCGCGACCACCGCAGTAGCTGCTGTTTGTTATACCCGGTCATCACCCAACTAGAATTGGTGGCGCCAAGCTTTATTGCTTGAGAATAAAACGATCTTGTAACAGGAAGTAATCGGCCGGCAGCATCTTTACCCGTACCAGATGTTCCATCGAATTCTCTACCGGATGTGGGCTGGTTACCCTCAGCGGCGGAAGAGCTAACGTAATAATTCTCTGGCGGAATAATTGCGCCGGGTACAACTGCCTCAGTCGCTGCGTATCCAAAGTGGGTAATCTGCGCATAGGTTATTAGCTCTCTATGAGTTGTTCTGCTGGAGCCAAGAAACTCTTGTGAGGTTTCCTGAAGGTCAATTCTTCTGTTCCTCTCTGTTATTTGGAGCATCGTATTACCAGTGGGTGAGGCAGTATTTTGGGTGCCTATCCACGGTCCTAGCCCATCAGAAAATGCTTGCTCGAGAGTAGAAGATTGCTCTCCGGCATCAACAGCGAAGCCTGGAGAGGGTCCATTCTTGTCGTTGGTACCAGCTTGCCATCCTGGTAGTATGGTGCCGTTGTTATAAAGCTTCCATTGCCCAATCGAGAGCGCTGCATTTACTCGCTTATCGACTCCGGTCGATGTTGTTCTACCGGACAGTCGCTCAAAGCTATCTTTTGCTGGAGCGCTAACAATTTCAGCTTGCCCACCAACAAATCTTGCCTTGCCTTTTTTCTGGTGTAAAAGAAAGAAAGTATCACACCTCCAAAAGGGAGCACCACCTGTTGTGTCTGGTGCTACATCACTCGGAAGCGTTGATGGCAGACCTGAGCCTGAGTCGTACATGTGCGGAAGCGCGGAGGGAGATTGTGCCCTCCACTTACCAGCAGTACTATGCATGACACCACCAGACGTTATCGTAAATGAATCTACGAAAGTTACGTAATTTCTGCACTCCCAGAACGGCTTACGCCATCCGTCTGTTCTATCTACAAAGCGGTTTGATCGTGGGCCGTCCCCGCGAGGGTCACTACCAGAAGAAAAATAATTATGAATTGCGAGTTGATTCGGTGTATAGGAGCCGGTAACAAGCCCAGAAATACCGCCAAACAGCAGCTTGACAGCGCCACCGACTTCCACACCATCGCGTCGGCCGCGGGCCCAACCAAGGTCGGCATCGGTGCTTGGCGCTCGCTCAATTTGTGGAAGAAATACACCAGCAGGAATGTTGTAGTACATCATTACCGAAGGATTAGAAGAATAATATCCAGTCGTAGATGTTAAGAAATCTGGGAATTTTGATGGTACTGCCACATTGCCGACAGGATTCACATCAGACGCGGCTGCGCTGGTGTAACCAGTTGCGGTCATGCCGCGGAATTGCGAGAGCCCAACTCCGCTAAAAGATGACGCCGCATTTGTCGTATCCTGGACAGCGAAAAGCCTGTCTTCACTTTTGGGAAATCCCTTCTTGTCAGTTTTGGCGGCTAACGAGACGTGTTCCCAATTATAGTTTTGCCACCCGCCGGCGTACGCCAAAAGCTCTTGATAAGCATAAGAAAAATCGGCTATTGCGGGACGAGTGGACCCGCCAACGAATGTAGGGTAAGGGTTCATATGCGCTTGCGAAGTCAGCTGTGAGAGCTGTGGATAACCAAGCAATCCTGCATCATTATCACCGGAAAGAGATGGGTTAAGACCGTTTTGAAGCGTTTCCCCACCGACCCATGAAAGGCCTAGATTGACCCCTTTCCTGGTTATGTCTATCATGTTTGGACGCCGGCGGCCGCCAACAGATCCTGTTCGAGTCAACGAAACATTCATAGACCTATAAAACATCGACATTCCCGGAATACCAGACTGCTTTAGCGTTTCGGCGAATACCAGCGATCCGGGAGTAGCTGGCTGGTAAGTGTTATAGCGGTACCATTGACGAGCGGCGCGCCAGCGACGGGGTGTTCGAATCGTTGTCGCAATGGAGGCTGGACCAGCTTCCTCAACTTCACCCTCAAACTCAACTGCTATTTTTTGAAGTAGAAACGGCTCGTCTATATAATCTGATATTTTTAGAGTCTGGCCCGAGGCGCCCTCATACTGGTCTAAGTGGGGAAACCCGTACATCGAAGTCGGACGGCCACGTGTTGGCAAGTCCATCAGAGCGCGTTCACGCTCATCTGTGAAGATGCTAAATCCTGCTGTACCACCGAAACCTATAGAGCACGAATGCAACAAAAAGTCTCGTGCATCATTCCAAAAATTATTAGATACCTCAGAAGGACCACCAGTACCGTTCAGTGTGTTCACAGAGCGCACATTGGAACCAGAGATTCCGGGCATAAATTTACGATCCCACTTTTGCGTTTCAAAATTATAGTACGCCATCGACGCAATGCGGCCCTGGGCTGCGTCAACACCCATAACAGCATCTTCTATCGTAGGAATAGGTATCTCAATCCGGACGATGTCTCCTAATCGCTGGTTAAGACCTTCTATAACTGATTCCGGTGTTGCTATCTCATTTATCGCTTCGGCATTAGGAGGCGCAGCGTTATCATCAAAGGGTGATATATGGCCGCCTAAAGCAGCGTCTAAAGCACCAGATAGACTCTGGCCGATGCCGGTGCCGTATCCTTTGACAGATATTTTATTTAGTATCTCAGTTTCTCTATGTGCCACACCAGGGTATTGAGCACCGGTTGTTACAAGTCTCCACTCGAACGGAGTGCTCATAATGTCTTTAAACTGGCCGTCCTTAAGCGGCACCTCATGAAGGGTTCCGCGCATGTATTTTGTTGAAGGGAAAAATCCTTCTTGCGTTCCACTACCGAAAAGATAAGGAAAATATGAGCTGCCATAGCCAAGCGCTTTATTCGGGTTGGCGTCAGTCTGTAATCGCTTTCCACCAAAGTACCCACCGGACCCAGAATATAACCGAGCAGGAATCATTTCTGGATAGACCATCGGCTCTATTAACCCAAAATTCTTTTCAATCATTGAGTTATAGGGATCCTGTGATCTGTCTAACCTTTTGCCCGTTGTTTTTGTTTGGGCGGGGAAAGCATCCATTGAATCGAATATTTGCTGGACTCTTTTTACAGGACGATTATCGAGGCCGGATTTATACGGATTTTCTAAAAGGTGCGCTTTTGCGATGCTTTTTATAGTATCATCATTGAGCGCTCCTGCCCAGCAAGCAAACTCGGCAAGATTAACACCTTCTATAAAATCATTTAGTGTGTAGTCGGTGTTTACACCGCCGCCGTCTTCGCCGTACCCAATAATCGCCCTTGGCGTACCTGTGAGAGTACGAAATCCGATAAACGCTGTAGTGTCGTTGGTTGCCGTAGCAACTTGCGCGCCTGTCTTCATTGAGAATATTTGAATTTCTTGGCGTAGCACATTGTTGTTTGTGGTATTATCAAAGGGCAGAGCAAAACGAAGAAAAACCGTGTACCACTCGTCTTCAACAAGACCGTAACTCCCGGCGGCGGTGGAGAGGGTGTAGGCAGTACCGTTAGCATCAAGAAGCATAAACTCAACCGCGACCGTGCTACTTGCTGAATCGTACGGGGCGGCGGCACTTGGTGCACCGACGATATTCATTTGCATGGCGGTTTGACTGGCGTATATGTTATGACCAGCTGCGCCAGCGATGGCGAAAGCGCATTTGTCTCTCCTGTGGGATGCTGTTTGTCGGCCCGAGTCTACCATCACTCTAAACATGTACGTCTGACCGTCGTAATTTCCGTACACGGCGCCGGCGCCACCGGATGAGTTCGGACCTAAATTACTGGGTGACATGCTAGATGCATCATCAAGCTGAACAAAGCATCTCTGAGGAAGCTTTACTCGACCTAAAGACAAAGCCTGCTGTACATATTCTGCATGCATCTTTGCATCGGATCCCTCAAAATTAATCTGTGTAATTGCTGGGGACTTGTAAATTTTTTGCCGATTATTCATACCGACTAACACGCCCGATTCAATAGCGCTATTACCTGCATCGTTCTCGATTCCGCGGCGGAAGTTCCACAAGTTCGAAGAGTCTGCTCTATCTATTAATTGGGAATTACCCGGAGCCTTACCGAACTGGTTAAACCTGACATTCGAAACAAGCTTAGGGCTTGATACAGATACCATATCATTCGTATTTCGAACCGACTCGAATTTAGTCAGGCGGACTTTTCCCTTACCAGGCGTACCCTGTACAGAGTCGCTAGCTAAATCAGGTACAAATGTCTTATTATTTATTCTCATTTACCAATCACCGTATACAATTGAACCAGCTTTTTTCCCGAAGTAAAATCCGTGATTTGCTCTTTCTTCAAGAGGGTTTGTCAAAGCGTTGCAAGAATCAGTATTTAGCTCTTCTAAGGCAGACACCATTGGGTCCTGGGTTTTTCCACCGCTCACTTCAAAAAACTGCGCTGAAAAGACTGCTTTCACCTCTTCGGCCGACAAGGCTTTATTCCAAACAGCGGCATTTGAAATACCACCCGCCCACCACCAGAAGTTACTGGCCGTGTTTTGCGCAGCACCAATTTTAGCTTCATTTACCAAGATGCTCGCATTATCACCCGAGAGTGTATTCGCCTCATTATCACTGCTGGCTGGATTTATCAATTCACCGTTTATATACACTTTCATGAGCGCTTCGGCGTCGTGGGTAGACCCATCGAATTTTGAAAATTCACCTGTACAGAGAATGTGGGTCCATCCTCCGTTGGCGCCGTTTAGCACCGTATTCGCGGCTGAGGTTATACGATAATAATTCCCACCTGACTTGCGGACCCATTGCATCGAGCCGTCAGTCTTGATCCAGATGTAAATGCTGCCACCGTACGTTGATGCCGGGGACCTGATGTCACCGATAATCATGGCTATGCCATTATCGGCGGTGGCTGGTCCGCGGACCCAGATTGATATCGAAATGTCTTTTAAGGTGTTGCTGTTGGTGCCAAAATTACCACCAACAAGTTCATCCCATGAGGATCCGTCACCAGAATTAAATCCTGGAATTTTTACAGACGCACCGACCGAGGTACCTGCGAATGAAAAAGAGCTAGGGTAAATGTATGACAAACTGTTGTTGAAGTTCGCAGCTGGGTTGTCCGTAGTATATCCGCAAGTGACACCAGTATTTCCTATCGCACCCGTCATAGCTAGCGTGGCGCTGTCTATGGCTACAAGACTTCCAAACGGCTCATCAAGAGGCCACCAACCGATGAGATTTGCAGAGGATTGATACCTGTTTTCTTGAACATTAAATGCTGGATAAAGCCTGGTGGTAAAATCACTAGTTAGGTTGTACTTTTTCTGCTCCAAGAACGTAGACGGTGGGTTCCCCTTATAGATTTTTGAGTATAGCAGCTTGTGGTAGTCTCTATCCACTACTGGATATGTCGTTTCATCCACAAGTCCTAAATACCCTGGCGCTGGTACCACAGAATTAGGGTCGGCCCACGATGAGGACGCTGCTGTAAACGTCATTCTAGCCAATACAGGGATGTCCCTCGCTCTATCTCTTGACATCTCATTGGGGCCATCGAAAAAAGGTGATATCGGGTGGTCTGATCTTTTCCAGCTGTCAGATATTTCATAGCTGCCGAAGGGGTTCTCAGAAAATGACCCTACTAAAGCACCCCTCGGTGCGTGACCTTCATAACGTGTGTCTACTTGACCAAGCATCTCAGTACGAACATCAAAAACTTCTATGACTCCATCAAACTCATGATCCGGTAAACTGCCTATATTCCAAAGATTTGCAGGCCAAAGCGTGTGGCCAGGGTCCTGGATATAGGACACAGGATCAAATCCGCTGATATCTGCGAACGGCTCACCTTTTTGTATTGTTGGTGCCTGCCCGAAAGTCATCCTTTCCAAATCGAAGCCGATTCTTGTAGTAATGATAGACCCACTAACGCCCCTCATATCGGCAGTGTCGTTATTTATTACAAGGGAATCATCGAACTGGTTTTCTGATAACGGCTTAGAGCCCTTATAAAGCTTTGTTCTATTTCCGGACCCAATGCGGGGTAGGAGGCTCCCGAAATAAGACGCATTCGTATCAGCGTAAATACCCTGGTAGGAATATATAATGGAGCCAGACGGAGATGCTGTTGATCCCTTTGTCCTGCTACCGCTTAAAACTCTTTGTGTTTTCGCCATTATATCTTCCTAACCTGAGCTATCAGCTGCCTTAAGAGAATGATCCCTTTTAGGTTTCTTCTAGTGCTTTCTCCAAGATAAACGTCACCGTAACCATGAGCGACCTTCGCTCTTTCCAGCGCATGACTTTCTAGTATGAAGTTAAACCCAAGATAATTTGTCTTTCTCGGAATAAGATTTTCAATCATAACGTCAAATGAGTCATCCAGCCACCTGAAGAAATCAAAGAAATTCTTATAGTTTACTGTATCTGTAAGTCGATTGAAATAAACCTTTCGAAGGTCTGCTAGACCAGGGTACTCTTCTGCAAACATTAATTCTGGGGCGCCAAGAATGTTGTCTAGAGAATCAAGCGTAGCAAATATCTGCATTATATCTTCATTCAAGGCTTGCATCACTGAAAATTCTATCGCAAATCTTGAATCATCTTTCGGCTCATAAGCCCGAGGCATTTCATAAATCGGGCCGGGTCGTCCACCAAGCTCAAAAAGATTTTTCCCTTGAGTGAAACCTTGGACCCTTATCTTGTTTTCTTGTGTGACCTCGTCGTAATACGAGGATAATGCACTAAAGTCGAACCTTTCAGGAATTATAATTTCTTTGCTCGTCTCAAACCCTCTTAGGATCGCACCGTATTCTGAAGCTGTTGTAAATAATGCGCCCCCAGATAACCCAGCCAGTCCATCAATCGTCGGGACAGACTCCCTATTTAATTTAGATTGCTGCGAAAAGTCAATTAGCTTTAGGGTGCCATCTGATAAAGATTTTGTAAGGGGTTGATCACATGATATGTCTAACCTTAACCTGTTAAAAGATCCTGTAGCGTCTTGCGCGAAGGAAAAGTTCTTTAGAGGATCTTCTACACCCAAGGACTTAAAGTTCAAAATATGCTCTTTTACTTCTGCGCGAGTCAAGGCTTTAGAGAAAAACCTGATATGACTGGCTCTTCCAGCAAAATTAGTCGTACGGGGCGCAGACGCTGATACTTCTTGGTGGCTGTTTAGGTACCCAATCGATGGGTCGATACCTAATGATTGTGACCCTATTACTATGAACGATCCAGATGTGTTTTCTGCCGTAATTCTTTGGAAGAGGTTTTTGTTGGGATCTGCTGCTTCTGCCCATGCAGAAGATGTTGTATAGAACTCTCTAATCGTGCCGTTTTCTTGTCTAGCAACGTTTAAGAAATAGCTCGAAGACAACGCATTTCCAATCTGATCGCATCTAGTGCGCCCTGCTGAAACATACCACTTATCTCCTGAGAATACATTAACGCCACTTAGCGTGAGTTCTATGAGTGGAGCAGCTTGCTCGATACCCGACTTCCACCCAGGGCGAGCGAAAAGCTTAACGTTATAATTCGCTGGATCAGCCACGACATTGAGGAGCAGTGGTTGTTCCGCGGTGGCGTCACCGGTTCTTGAGCCCGCACCAGTTGTGTGTAGACGAAATAGGCTTTGGGGCTTCGCCATCATGTCCCACTCTACGATGGGTGGAAACTTAAACCTGCCCTCTATTGTCCAGCTGCCAGATGTCAATAATCCATCACTTTTACCGTCTGATATGCCGAAAGGGAAATAGGGCTTTCTTATACTACCGTCTTCAAAAATAGCGAAATCTTTATCTTTAAATTCTGAGCCGTCGGAAAGAGGGGGCCAACCCCACTCGACTCGTGATGACGAAAGGTACGTTGATATAAGGTTTGATCGATTTGAATAAAAGCCTTGCGCCTGTAGTCCTGTGCCGCCGCCTGCTAAACTACCAGAAAAATCAGTCATGGTAGAAATCTCTGTTATCTTCTGCCTTGAACTTCCAAGCCTGAACTCTGGAGAACCGCCGTACTCAATAAAGCGAAACATCCTGTTAGGATCGATTCCGGCGGCTCGAAATAGCGATTTTATAGCATGGGTGGTTCCTTTTGATGAGAAAATTTCTCTTAAGTTAATCAACACCCGTCGCCACATTTCATTTTGTACCGCAATGAGACTTCCAACCGGTAGGTCTCCCGTAACGTCTTCGCCGTGAAACAACTGATTATGCGTAGCGTTTCGATACATATTTGGTAGCTTAAATCCGTAATAATCTGCAAGGAACGGTAAGAATTGGTCAGCTATTGATTCTTCTCTATCATAATCTATATGGACCAGATTACTGACGTGGTCTAGCATTTGCTTTAGCTCATCAAATTCTCTTGCCCACATAAATAGCAGTGAAGATATTATTTGTGGCTGACCCATCTTGGCACCGCCAGGAGCAGAAGTTGCCGCAGGCTGGTTCGCGGCGTCTTTAATCCCATCTAGCGTAGTACCATCAGCATTACCGCCAACGCTATAGTCTGATTGCGCGGCCATCTCCATATAGTGAGCAGGAATAAGCTTAGTAATTAAATTTGGGTTATTCGCATCGTATTGCGATGCGCTCATGAGCAAACCCTGGTTAAGATCGACTACGTCTGGATAAGACGGGAACAAAACAGGACTTAAAACAGCGTTATCAAATCTTTGTAACGAATTATACGGTTTCTCAGAGCGCACGTCTAAAGAATAATTTGAGATTCTTGAATGCAGAGAATTTCCACTGTGGTCTAAGACAACATTCTTATTCGTATAAGAGCCAGTAGGTTCGTTAAAGCGCATGTTCATCAAGAGACCATCGGCATCGGCAAACACAGTACGAGGGTTATAGTAATCTAATTGCTTTTTAGACCTTGCTCTATTCCACACCCTGAATCGGTTTATAGACCCGCTAAAAGTTAGGGCGGGTGTAAATAATACTCTACCATCATCACATGCCACCTCAGACCCGGTACCGATAAGAAAAGAATTACCAAGCGTGTTAAGCGAGCCAAATGTGAATCGAGGAGATTGAGATACGACTGTCGTTCCGCTTACTATTTGTAATCTCTTAACTCTGTTATTTCGGTTATACCCGAAACCGAGACTATAGAATTTCCCTTTTTCCATGACATAGTTCACAGTCTGGTAGTTGCTGCCGCTAACGATGGAGAAGCTAGCGGTAGCTGCTAGGGTTGCGTCACTGCAGCCGGCAGTGGTTTTTATATACGCACCATAACCGACGCCCGTATCAGAGAAATGATGGAAAATAAACTGATCGTCATTTGCTTCTTTTGGCAAAGCAAGATCAAGCTCAACAAATATGCTGTTTGATCTTGGGTTCAAAACCGTCATGCCGCTGTTATTCTTAGACAATGATGGAAAAAGAATTCCTGCCTTATCTACTACCTCAATATAGGGTCCGTTTGCTAAGGACGCAGAATTAAACGTCAAGTAACCTTTGTATAAAGGGTACCTATGCACAACATGATTTTCCCATCCTGTAAGTCCGTCAACCCACTCATCATACTCTTTTTTTGTTCCATCAAACGGAAAGTTGTTTATAATCTTGTCAAAAACGATATTAACATTTGCTTCAGCAGAGCAAAAGAATGTGTGATTTTCCCATTTGGTAAAATCTGTTGGCAATTGCTGAGTGGACTTTAGCGGTGAGCCGGGGGGGTCATAACGAAATGATCCGCTTATAGACATGGGCTCTTGAGATCCAGACAGCGAATCTTGTGTCTGACCCCTTAAAACACCGGATGAGTTTGTGTATCTTCGAATGACGCTAGGTGTAAATAATCTTTGACCCTCGAAGACTCTTTTTTTAGCCATTACGAAACAACCCTGAAATTAATTTCTGGTACCTTTACTAAACGATCCATTCCGCGATCAACTAGCAAGAGATCCACAGTTAATTGCCTGTGGGACGGCAAACCGGAAGTCCGGAATTGCATATACATTCCATTTCCATCTGTCGAAACCCTTGTGCTTTGATGTGTCTTATCAAAATCTATTATAATCGTACCAGTCTGAACATCCTTTATTCGATAATACGCTTCATCAATAATGATAGTCTCTAATTTTCTTGGAAGCTTATAGGCTTTCTTATTGGAATCTGCATCTAGATCCTCTACAAAAAATCTTATTGTCGCCTCAACATCTTGCTCATATTCTGGCTGTGCACCTACTGGCGTGAACAGAAGTCTTCTATTAGAAAACCCTCCAACTACGCGTTGTTGTTTCTTCACAGTAACCGACCCCGTGTAGAAGCCAACAGTTTTATCCATCGAAGACCAGATCTCTTTTAATTCTAGCTCATCATTGTGCTTAAGGGTCTCAAAGAATGTAGAGTCAAACCTACACAAATTAAAGGTGCCTGAATAGACTCCAGTCATTCCTGCTCCAGTTGTGCTTCCTGTATGCTGCGAAGCTGTTACAAAGATGCTCTTTTCCCTAGCGGTATCACCTGAAGATGAGACGAATCGCAGTAGAATACAATCTTGGCCAAGTAACTTAGTTAATGACGAACCGCTGACAAGCGGCGCAGGCTTACCAGCCTCAAGGTTTCTTAAGAATAAACTTGAAGATACGTTAAACAATAATCCCTTGTGCTTGTCTTGTATGCTATCATCCCATGTAAAGACAAGACGGGGCGTGATTAGTGCATCCCGAGCATGACGAGATGCAAAGCGCTTTACAAAGCGAGTCTTTCTGTCTGTCTCATACGATCCACTATATGAAATTCTAAATCCGTGATTTTCAACAGCATTTGATATGGAGGCAGAAACAACCTTAGTGACATTTAACGATAACTTTCCTGGTCCTTCTCTAAAAAATTGCGTTGAGCCGAAGTCTATAGTGCTGCTTCCAACAGTGCCACTTATCCAATAATCTACGCTACTGTCACCCATAAAGCCTCTAGCACCAGAACCAGAGGTATTCCACAATGAAGCGGCGGTCGATAGATAGGATGCGGTGAGAAAGTTCGCTGCATCAACATCACTAAACTGAGCAACATTTCTGCCTGATCCCTCGCTCCAGCTTTTCGCTAAAGGAAATGCAACAATCTTAAAATCTTCAGGTACCGGAGCACCCAGGACCGCCTCGAATAATTCTAGCTTTACCTGAAATGACGGGTGGTTTAAGTCTAAAGATGTGGATGTAAGCTTTGCAACTTCATCATAATCAAATTTTATCAATATTCTAGAAAGCTCGTCAACAGAAGATGTGATTCTAGTCGATGCTGAAATATATGTGGACTCATCCCACAGCTTAAAGAGATCCAACGTCCCGGCTCTGCCGACATTGGCATCGGTAGCCATGAACTTATTATCTATAACTTTATTGGTTATGTACGTATCTGCGCTAGCTGTAAGGATATAAAACATTTTTATTATCTCACTGTTACTATAATGTCTTTATTGGGATATTTTAGCTCAAAAATACTTCCCGGCGGACCCACGACCATCTGCTGGAATGTATTTCCGTCGACGCTGAACGATACGTCACTGTACGTTCTTTCTTCTACCACACCAGTTAAATTTACAAGCTTAATATCAACCATGGATATAACACCCTCACTATTCAATACACTATTGATTAGGTCTGCGTATGCGATAGGCATATCAATTTGGAAGTTGTCTGTCTTGAGAAGCTGCGTCAGATTGTTTATTATTTTTTGGGCAACTTGAGACTTGTTTGAGTCAGGATGGGCAACGATATCAACGTTCACCGCAAAATTTATTATCCTCGCATCTAGAATGTCATAAGCATCGCTAACCGCCCTAAACTCATTTAGATAAATTCGAAGGTTTTTCTTCAAGGTGTCAGATGACATCTTCAGCTTCTTTCTCTTATTACGAGAAACGATAAAGATCTGAGATGCAAGAGAGTTAATCGGGTTAGGTCGAATGCCAACCCTGTACACTCTACCAAACTGGTTGGGTAGTGTATAGATTCTTGCAATAAGATCTTCTTTTGTAATAATTCGGGATTGAGCTGCTCGGCTGGATGGAATTAAGGCCCTCAATTCACTGATCGTTGGTGCTCTATCACCATCAAGCGCAGGAAGCTTGTTTGAGCAATCTATTGATCCTCGGACCAAAGACGCCTCAGAAGCACTAGCGACGGAAGAGAATTTGAGAAAAAGAGTACTGACGGTCCTAATTGACTCTGCTCCAACGTTATGCTTGAGACCCCCACCAGCACGGTACGTTATGGTTAGAGTTGTATTACGAGGAGAAATACCAAGCGTCTGGGTTTGTAACATGGCGTTCGGATCGATTGTAAATCTAGAGAATGTAGTCTTCCCATAAAGCGGCAGCGCTAGCTCGGAAGGATCCGGAATAATGTCATTGTCTAGTGTCTTTGCGTTCCCAGAACCAAAACGAATCGTGGTTAGCTTAGTGTTATAATCATAGCTTCTCACAAATCTATACGGCGCTGGTATCACTTCTAGGTTGTACCCGACGCTGTCGCTGTCCTCAGTTAAGTTAATAATTTTCTTAAAAACAGTGTCTTGAGATAGAGACTCAACCTCATAATAGATGTTCCCATCACTGTCTTTTACGCTAACAATATCTGTAACGTTCTCATCTGGCAATGTGAGGGTTCTAAAAGCTTTGTGAATATTTGGTATTGAGGTTTTCCACTCTTTTCTAACACCGGAAAGACATAATCCATCACGCATTATAACATACGAAGTTGGCGTGCCAGCGTCGTCTGTCTCGACAACAACAGACTCATAGAGGAAATTACCATCCTTATCTTTTTCCGCAAAATCTAAATCAGAAAGTAAGTTAAACGGTATGCCATCATTCGATGTAAAAATCGACAATGCACCAACCTTTGGTAAAAGAGCAACCTTGGGAGCAGTCGAGCCGTTTATCGTTTCAGCTGGAACTTCAAAATATACCTTGACCATGACAACTGACGGTGTCGCGCCGTGAACCTTAACACCAGCATTACGTAAATGCTTCTGGATATTCTTTACTTCGATCGCGGATGACCAATTAAGCTCATTAAACTGGTGGTCGAGATAAAAGGACATCGTATCGCCAACAAACGCAGCCATGTCTAATAAAAGACCACCGAGACTGGCTTCTGAGAAATCTTGAATCTTATTTGAGAAATAAAGCTTGGCATGTTTGTATAGCTCATTTCGGAAAGACTCGAAATCCTTCGCTAAATAATTTCTCTGATTCTCGTTCTTCAAACTTCGTTTTACATTGATCGCCATCTTCTATCCTGCGCTGTATATTATTATTTCCATACCCCGCTCTTTAGAGCGAATACGCGGTACGCTGTATGTTAGTCTTACCCCAACCTTGGCAACCTCCTTATTATCAAACAGCTCAACAATTGGTTCGAATGTTGATAGTGCCACAAATGGCATCCAGCGATTGCATGCCAGTGTTATTCTTCTCATCGCCTCATTTGCACCGGTATCTGTTTGCATTTCAAAAGCCAATTCTGATAAATTCGCCCCAAAAAGTGGAAGGCCTAACCTCTCACCGTGGTTAGTTAAGATCAAATTTATGAGGTTATCATGTATCTGGTCTGAAAATGAAGTATTCATTTTAAGGAAGCCCTGTCCTGTTTCTCCTGTCGTAACAGGTGTAAAAATTCCAACGGGTGGAGGAGCTCTACGACGGGCATCAATCTCAGATTGCTTCTCAAAAGAAGTCCCTATAGACTTAAAATCGTACTTCTTAACATTCGCTCTTCTACTTACAGCCATGACATACCACCCATACTAAATATTTGCTCGCAGAAATAGTGATGAGCTAAGTAGTACATAACTGCGCCTATAGCAAGACGCCCGTACCGGTTCCCATACCCGCCCCAGCTACTGGACATGCACCAGTGGGCGCCAGAGGGGCAGCAATTCCAGCTAGAACAGTTATTACGTTTGTCTGAACAAGCGCTTGAGTCGTGTATGAATGTATTGCCAGACTAAGGTCAGAAGCAAACAGCTGATTAATTTCAGTAGGTGTTTTTCCAGACTCTGCGGCTACAGCGATCTGTCCTCTAGCATTCTCAAGAGCCATGAATATATCCAATTCTAGCATCGGTAGTGCGACTGAAAGTGGCATATTTCCTCCTATTCTCCAAATATTCTTTCTGATTGTATGCTTGGTATTTGACCCTTCCTTGACTCAAGGTCTGCCTTTAGGGTCATTGCAGCCTTGTTAATCTCAACAGATGGTGCACCGTATCCGGGAGTAACATGTGTCGTAAGATTATCACAAAATGTCTGTACATCATCCATAAAAGCAACAAAAAGCTCGTACAATTGCTGGTACATTACGTAGGGCTGTGAGCTTCCTTCTCCGGGACCGCTGTTATCTTCACCGGCTCCACCATCGTCAGGGTGGCGACCAAGAAATATCTTTGAGCCGCTTATTTGTACCGTGCCATCAGCCAGCAAATACACACAAGCCATATCCTCATCAGGTATTCCCTGCTTAATAATTCTTATAGAGCCATTTATCTCTGGGGACCCGTCAACAGGATCATCTGCCTCCAATTTTCTTGAGATAATCCTTATTTCATCAGCTTTAGCTACGACGCTTGATGGAAAATCTTTTGTAGCGCCAATCGTAAGCTCTGTGTCTTCAGGACCAATAAGAGTTGGTAGAGTTGTACCTGGATTGTCTATATTAAATAATGGATCTGGTTCTCCAGAGTGACTGATCCAAACCCTCGCGGCGTCATACGCAAAGTCAGGATCTCCTTCTGGTGGGGCGTCTAGCCTATTCACCTCAGCTTGCTCATTTGCTTGGGGATTCTTATTTGTTTCAATCCAGGACTCACGACCAGGGCCGAGATGTTCAGGAATAGGCGTGTTCTGTATGCACCTTGGTGCCGTCATAATGGGAGGGAGTAACTCTGTTTTATCCCTAAATCTCCAGTCGTGGCGACCACGACCGGCAACTAAATCAATGGCGCCCCAAGGATATTCTTTTCTCTCTTCTATTTCGTCTTCATCGAATGTTGCGTTTGAAAACTCTGCATCCCATGCGAGATTTAGCGTTTCTCTTCCAATATGTCTACCCCATCCACGTTGTTCACCCAAGCATATTAGTGTATTATTGGACCCTTGAAGAACCATATCCCCAGGACGCTTTGTAAAGCGTGGCACATGCTGGCGGTGAAATTGGTCGTAAGCAATAGCAACGTTAACCAAATCTTCATAAGCTAATTCTTCTTTAAGCGTATATGCATCTTCTTTCCCTGTTCCATTTGGGAACCCAAACAAGCGATCGTCCATTCCATCGCCGTCTTTATCTTCACTCTCAAGTGGACTTATCGCCTGGCCCTCTTCTGTCTGCTCGGTACCAGGGTTGACAACTGATGTTGAATCATTAGGGACCTCTTCTTCTTGCTGCGCATTTTCGGCCAGCTCGGATGTTGTTGGGGGTGCTAGATCACCAACCAGCTTTCTGTCAGCATGTGTAAAATTAACATCGTCGACATGAGCCGGTTCAGGAATTCTGCACATCCAGTACTGCACCTTCGATGGAGTATCAGGGGAGTCTTGAACAACCCACACTTGCTCCCCTGGTTTTACAGGAAAACAGAGATGTGGCGGGAAAAATGGGTAACATAATATCCCAACCCCACCTATAGCTTCACCTTCAGGTACAGACTCCTCATTCTCTTCCGCATCCTCCACCTCTTCTGGAGTTGGTTGCTCAGTCGCATCAGGAGCCTTTTTATCTGCGCCACCACTGATGAGGCGACAAATAATTGAATTTCTAGGAGCTGTTTGAAGCATATCAGGGGAATCGATAAGCGCCTTTAGCTCTTCAAGATCTTCATCTGTCCACACCGCTAGATCATAGAGCACTTCTACAACAACTGCCCTGCTAAAAACTTGGGTAGGAGCTGCTGTGGCATTGGCATCTGCTGGAGCGGAAGCAGTTGGGTTCGCCTGTTGTGCTACAGCATCGGTACCGGATCCTTGTGCCATTTATTCACCCTTTGTTATCTGTGAAAACAGATCATCTGCATTTATAGCAGCATGCTCACTCTCAGATTTTGATATTAACTCTGCCAATTTTAGTAATTGGTCGTTTGACTTATTCATTCTCTCTAGATACTTTGTTAATGTCGAACCCAGGGTTGCGTGCTCTGTTGTGCCTTGGCTCATTGTTGTATAAGCTTCCACAAACAAAATATGGGCATTTTGTCTATCTAAAGCAGCGTTTTCATAGATTTCTCGCCACAAGATCTTTTTCTTTGCATCAGCATGCTCGATCTTCGATAACATGTCTGAAAACTCTTCAATCTTTTTCTCTATGCTCTCAAAATCTCTTGCTGCTTCTTCAATCTTGCTGCTCATAACTTCTCCCTATAGCAAATCCACTATCCTATCATCATGGACGATTTCTTTATAGTGCTTTCTTATTTTAGACATCGAAACAGAAAGTTGTTTTGATGTTAACCCTGAAATCTCTCTAACATATACATAGATAGCCCGCTTATTTAAGAAGTCTAGATTATCGATATTTTCGAAAACAGTTCGAATGGCTTTTGCGCAAAGTACCTCATTTGGCTTTTTCACCCGGCCGTCTATCTCATCGATTACGTCCATTATTCTGTCGCGTAATTCTGCTTTTTCTAATATATCTTGTGGCGATGGGGCTACCTTGCTACCCGCAATCTTTGCTTTATCTCTAGAATTTAGCACAGATAGATCGCTCATTGAAACGTGGCGTTGATTATTTTTCTTGGCATTTCTGCATCGAATTATTAGCCAGTTTTTTGCAACAACGTTAAAGTAAGAAAATGCCTTGGTACCTCTTGCAGGATCCCACTTGTGGATAGTTTCGTACAAAAACGCAACACAATCCCCCTTCATAGACGCCGTACTTTCGTACGGTGAATTAAAGCCATATACGTATATAAGACTTTCAGACAATTGCTCAAACGCCGGCATAATCTCATTCCTATAGATTTTTTCCTTCTCAGCAGAATCATCTGATTGTTGATAGGATTCTATCGACGCTTGCGTATCTTTGTTAAAGTACATGTTACGCTTTTTGCCGGGGTTTCTTCTTATCTTTCTTTTGGCCATCTATTGTTCCTCTACTTCTTCGATAATGCCGCCGGTTAAAAGATTCGCAACAGCCAAAATTTGGTCTCTTGACTTTTTAATATCTTTATGAACAGTCCTTATCTGTGGGCTATCATCAAAGAGTGGAATTTCTAAAACCTTAGATATGGACTCATATCTTTCATCAAGAACATCCAGACACTCTTCAACGGCATCCTCCACCTTCAAAATGGTAATACCAAACTTATATGCATAAAATGCGAGTACACATGTACTCGCAAAAAATAAGCAAGATGATATTGCTAATAACGTCTCAAGTCCCGTCAATTCTACCCCCACCCGGCATGCCAAAAGTCATGGGAGCTTTATGCTCAGTGGGTAAAACTGCGGCAAGCTTTTCATTATAAATCGAAAAGATGTTTTTCAAAGAAAAATCTTTAGCTATTTGTGGAGCGGCCGATTGTGCCCACTCTGTTGGAGGACCAGAAGACTTTCTAAACTTAGTTAATCTTGATTTGAAGTGCCCCTCTTTGACATTTGCCCATTGAGCACCATTCATGAATATCTGGTTATCTATCTTGTGCGCAGGTACCGGCACCATATCGTAATCCAGTGAAAGAAACTTAACTTGTTTCATAAAATCTAAGTGACCTGACCAGTTTGTTGCTATGACAGGCAGTCCACAGACTGCTGCATCCAGTATTGGTAGCCCCCAGCCCTCGCCTCTTGTTGGCGCAACGAGTGCTTTTACGCTCTCATGTCGATATAACGAAGCAATTTCACTTTCATCCATTAACCCGTGAGCAAGATAAAATCGTGGTCCCGGGCCTCTTCTAACCTGACTTAGCAATTCCCTTAATATAGCAGTAGACTGCTCTCTATCTTTAACATTCAATCTTCCTGTATTCGTCTTTATTATGATCCCAACATCTGGATCGTTTTGAAAAACTTCAGCCAGCCATTTTATGTTATAAAACGTATTTTTACGATCAGTTTCGGGATCCTGACCCGTGATTTGCCCAAACACAAGCAAGTTAAATTTTGTCGGAATATTTTCCATGTTATTGGATAGTGCAATGGAACCCTCAGTCTCGTTTAGGTCGCATGTAAACGCTTCAGGAATAGAAGATATCCGATTAGGAGAAAGTCCGGCGTCAATAAAAACTTTTCTAGTAAATTCACTTGGGACAACAATATGGTCCATTCTATTACACGCTTGAACCCACTCAGGATTGCAAACTGTGGTTTCAACACCCGCAGTTATACCGATGTTGACTCTCGCTATTGTAGGATCCCATTCGTTTGGTAGCTGGATCTGAAAAGACAGTTGCGCCTTGTTATGCTCACCCGGTGGTAGCGGATTAGTAGTGGCCATAATTCGACCGATAAGGCCGTTTTGAGCATCAGGGTTTATAAAATAAGGGTTCATTCCCCAAGGTAATACATGCGAAAAGATATTCCACCCTCGAGATTCTGCCCATTGAAAAACCTGACGGGAGTGCTCACCATACCCGCTTATCGAAAGAAGCGGACCTCTTAAAATAACATTCATACCCTATAACTCCCTTATCTCAAACCTATTAACAACGCGTTTTCCAGATTGCCAATCTTCTACAAGCTGTAACATGGTAGAATGCCAATCATCAATGGTTTTATCAATCGAAAACTCGCTAGCAACATAATCTAAGACTTTATCACTTAAAACTTTCTTTTCTTCATTTGACATGCTGTATATCTTGAACAGCGCATCAGCTGTGTCTTCCACCGAAGCGTAATCCTCATAAATGTAAGGTACATTTTGAGAACCCACTAGCGCCTTTAACGAAATATCAAGTGCGACACCATTCTCAGTACCGTCGCGGTGGTCAACTACTTGTCTTGTTAAGCCGCCGGTCTTTGCTGCAATGATTGGTGTACCTGCTTGCATGGCTTCCAATGTTCCCAAACCAAAACCTTCTGCGAAGGAAATGTTGAGACAACAGTCAGCTACATTGTGAAGAATATTCATCTGTTCAAATTCTATTCTCTCTCTAGAAAAAGTAACTCTGTCTATTATTCCAAGCATTTTTGCACACTCAACAAGGTTCGGTCCCTCCATATCAAAGGGGTCGGTGTGCATTAAGAGCATAACATCTTCGCGATTTGGGACTTTTTCCAAAAATAATTTCCATGCCCAAAGCACATCTGCTGGACGCTTTCTTTTTGCATTTCTATTCACCCAAAATGCCACAAAACAATCTTTGTTCTGGTACCCTAGTACTTTTTCCCGCCATTGAGCTATTTGATTTTCAGGAAGCTTATAGAAAATATCTTCTGGTAATGCATGAGGAATAAAGTTGGTACGTTCAGGAAAATTTTCACTCACTATCTCATATGTCGGGTGTGAATGGCAATTTATAAGGTCAGTGGAAGCGTAATATGAGGAATTAAACTCTGGTGATGGCCGGTTGTCCCAAACATGCCAATATGCTATTGGGCATACTTGATGTACTTCTTCCTCCATATCCCACAACCAAGTAAAGAATCGAGGGTCGGTAAAAATAAACAATAAGTCTGGTTTTTCTGTGGCTAATGCAAGCCTTAGCATGTTTGGATCGCCAAATCCATCAATAGGCTTAATGATAAAATCTTCGCTTACCTGCACAACGTCATAGTTGTTGTGCTTTAAAGCAGCACCAAACTGCCTCACACTCCAGCAACCCTTCTTCAGCAAGCCTTCAATCAAGAATCTCGATTGACATCCTACTCCTGACGTACTTAAAGCGTGGTCGGAAAGCATCAATATTTTGTACTTCTTTTGTTCTGTCATCTAATCCTCATCTGCGTGGATAATCATATCATAGATTACCACAAAGTATATCATCCGGGACAATGAGTGGTATTCTTAAATTCACAAAATCTGCAAGATTGGCGATTTTTAAGATAAATGCCCCTGCGCACGGTCTTTACCATACTGCGCAAAATAGATAAAGCATTTTCCTCAGCTTTTGGTCCGACAGATACTTTGACCAACTCGCAAGAATCGCCAGGTTTTCCGCCGCGCTTCAAAAGTACAAATCCGCACTTCACTTCTTTTGTGTCTTTTTCGTTTTTGTTTTTCCAAAATGACTTGTATAAAGCAATCTGAGCCCACGTCAAAATGTCACGACGTTTGCTTGCGTACCACCCTTTATCGCCAGCAGTCTTCCAGTCAATAACGTAATAATATTCTTTTCCACGAATATTGACTTTTAGAACCGCATCGATAAAGCCCTTAAAGAAAATATCATAGCCAGGAAAATACTCATACAATTGCTCTTCTGCTGATATTACCTCATACTCTCCAAACTCTTCTGTTAAGAATAGAGGCAAGTCTGTCAAAGAAGTATCGGCCCACTTTAACCATTTTTTTAGATAATCGTGCTCTTTTGGTTTCCAACCTTGAGACTTCCGGTGGTCAGCTTGAGCCTGAATCCACTCATCTGAATCGAAGCCGTGTAGGTCCCATTCACTTTTTAACTTCTCAAGTACCGTCTCTTTATCCATCGCTCCAGTCTTAAGAAAATTTTCAATTCCATCATGAAGAGCCGAGCCGTATGATAGATAAGGAGACGGTTCATCTTTCGCGACTTTGTTAATGTATGTAAGCCTGTGATGATGGGGACACTCTTTCCATAGTCGTACTTCAGAAAATGAAACGTGCGGCTTACCGGTTGGAAATATAATATCTTCTGGGCTTGGAGTACTCATGTCTATCCCTTAAACTTCATTTTCTGTCCAGGGATCCACGCTTCTGGCTCTGGAGTCCTGCCTGCTAGCTGAAGCTCATTTGTCGCTATCTTAAAATCTGATGCGTGCATTAAACCAGCAAGATCTGAGAACTTTGTCTTGGGCTCCCACCCAAGTTTTTCTTTTGCTTTTGTAGGGTCTCCTAAGAGCACTGGTACTTCGTGCGGACGAAATAACCGTTCATCTATTTTTACATTTTCATCGATTGGAAGACCGGCTGTCGAAAATACTTCTTCTAGCCACTCTTGAACAGAATGGGTTTCGCCAGTCGCTATAACATAATCGTCTGGTTTTTCTTGCTGAAGCATTAACCACATCGCCTCTACATAGTCACCTGCAAATCCCCAGTCTCTCTTTGCGGAAAGATTACCCAGAAATAGCTTTTCTTGCAATCCAAGCTTTATCCTTGCAGCAGCGAGAGTAATTTTTCGTGTAACAAACGTTTCGCCCCGACGAGGAGATTCATGATTGAACAAAATTCCGCTTGAAATATGCATGTCATAAGACTCACGATAATTTCTGCACAGGTTATGAGCAAATACTTTGGCACAAGCATAAGGACTAGCAGGCATCAAAATTGTATTTTCATCTTGAGGGTAGTTGGGGTTATCGCCGTACATCTCTGAGGAGGATGCTTGATAAACTCTTATGTCTTTATTGACAAAACGAACAGCTTCAAGAATCCTTAGCGTACCCATGGCTATAGTATCCACTGTTTCTATCGGTACATCAAAGGAAACGCGAACATGGGATTGCGCTGCCAGGTTATAAAACTCTTCTGGCTCATACTGCTCAAGTAGCCTATAAAGGGTAGACGGGTCATGCAAAGAATAGTATTCAAGACAAAACATGGGATTGTTATAGATGTGGTCTAAGCGATCTGTGGAGATCAGGCTTGTTCTTCTCTTAAGCCCAACAACACGATATCCTTTGCTTAACAGCAATTCAGCGAGATACGACCCATCTTGACCAGTTATTCCTGTCACTAAAGCAGTTTTCATTCCATTCCTCTTACGTTGGGATAATTCTCGATGAACCATTTGCATGTCTTTTCTAGTCCATTTTCAAATGTAGTATATTGAGATCGATTCCACCCAGTTGACACAAGCTTATCATTACTGCTTGGCTTCCTAAATTGACCGGCTGGCTTTGACTTATCCCAAAAAACAGGACCATCATACCCTAAATTTTGGCAAACAAGCTCAACTACAGACGCAATACTTCTTTCCTCTGTTATACCAATATTAACAGGATCCGGATCATTGTACTCGTCTAGCAAATACAACAAAATCTTCGAGAGATCCGGAGCGTAGGTGAACTCCCTAAGAGCTGATCCATCACTCCAGAAAGTGGGGGTGTCTCCTGACTTTTTCGCTTCCCAAACTTTCCTGATTATTGCAGGAATGACATGCCCATTTTCTAAATCAAAATTATCATGGGGTCCATACAGGTTGTTTGGCACAGCGCAGATGAAGTTACACCCATATTGCTGCCGAAGAGCCCTAGATTGTACATCTAGCATCCTCTTTGAGTACGCATAGCCAAAGTTGCTAGTATGAGGTGCACCATTATGAATCTGGTCTTCAGTTAGTGGATAGTTTACTTCATCTGGATAGACACAAGTAGACAAAAGAGATACAACTTTGCTTATACCAAATTTTTTCGAAGCTTGCAAAACGTTTGTGTTCATCCTGATATTATCAGCAAAAAAGTCAGCAACAAAATCAGTGTTGCCCTTTACACCACCAACACGAGCTGCAAGGTGAATCACTGCTTCTGGTGTGTAATTCATCATCATCACCTGTGTATCATGCCAAGAGCGTAAATCATGGTGAGCAGAGCTCATAAGAATAATCTCATGGTCTGTCTTTATATCTTGAAACCCGGAACCTACCATTCCCGTTCCGCCTGTAATCAATACCCTCATATTTCCATAACCTCGTAATAATGACCAATCAAAAACTTGTTGCCCTTGCTTAACGACTTTAATTGGTGAGAAGAATTATAGTGCTCAGGGAGCATCACCCTAAAGTCGAAGCTTACCCGTGTAACTCCAGTTCTATTTGGAAGATTTCCGTGTATACATTGATTCCCGTTAAATTGTACAACCTGACCCGGATCAAGCTCGAACTGCCTAAAGTCCATTTTTCCTGGCCTGCTTTCAGCTATCGTCGTGTTACTTTCGAACATGCGCGTTAGCGCAAGAATAAAATTCATTTCACCAGACGGATGATTGTAATCACCATCCTTGTGCCAGCCGCCCACTGCGACGTTGTCTGGTAAATGAACACGAAATGATGGCCATTTTTGATATATTAACTTATCATTGGCACCTACGATAGGCGCTACAAAGTCTTTTATAAAAGCCCTATAAGAATCTAAAAATTCTGGCCAACCTGAACGCATCTTATCATAAAAAACTCTATGAAACTTTGTGTCTGAATCGGACCCAGGCTCGCTGAAAAACTCATATTGCTTGTCTAAGTCTAAATGAAGATTATCCAGATCTTTTCTTCCGAAAAGACCTTGAAATAACGAGACGAACTTGTACTTTTCTATATCATAATCATAATACTTTTCCATGTATTTCCTCAATAGAAGCAATTACGTCTCGTATCCCTTCTTCTAATGTTAATTTTGGCTTCCAATATTGCAGGATATATTCGTCTGGAGGAACATCAACAAGCTTTTGCACTGTATCCTCCTTGGTACCAGGGATGACAGGAACATTTCCGCATATTGAAGAAACAATGCTTGCTATCTCTCTTATACTCGTCCACTCAAAATTTGTCACATCCAAAGACTGACTTGCAAAGCGTGATGGGTCTTTACTTATCATGTACAGCGCCCTTGAGCAGTCTTCAGCGTGCAAAAATTGTCTGGTCTCCTCTCCGTTTGTAAGCATCTCTATCTTACCTTCTTGTTGGGCCTTCAAAGCGAAGTCTGTTATCACGTGTGCTTTTTGTAAATCTCTTTCAGGACCATATACATTCCAAAATCGGGTGATCGTTCCGCCCATTGAAATTGTAAGTCGTTCACCAATAAATTTCAAACCGCCATAAGTTGAGTGCTTCATGTCGGCCATTTGACTTGAAGCAAAAAGGAATGGCTTTGAATGCCGCTCAATGCAGTTAAACGTATTTGTCATTAACTGAAGGTTATTCATCATGAACCAGCTCTTGTCCTGGTTCTGCTCAAGATACCGAGAGCCCCCAACATCATAAGCAAGAAAATAAATAAAGTCAGCCTTCGATACGGCTTCTTCCAAAAAGCCGTTGTTATAGACTCTTAGGTCTTCTCCTTCTGAATCTACTATATCAAAAGTATCAACCTCATCCCCTTGTGCCCTTATGAAATCGCACAAAGGGGCCCCAATCTGACCTGCTGAACCAAGAACAAGATGCCTCATTTTGATAAAAGCTCCTTTACCCATGACGCTGCGTCAATTGTTGGTCTCCAATTTAATGCTTCGCAAACAAGAGATGTATCAGCCATCGTATTTCGTGCATCGCCAGGACGTTCCGGTAAGTGTACATGTTCACTAGAAATAAGGTTTGCAATCTCCATTACACTGACCATCGATCCATGACCGACATTGTACACCTTGGCATCAAATCTATCAGACCGAAACGCAGCGTTAGCGTTGGCTTTCGCAACATCTTTAACGTAAACAAAATCTCTTTTTTGGTGTCCGTCGCCAACGATTGTCAATGGCTCTTTATTTCTTAATTGTCTAAGAAATATGGCGATTACGGGGGCGTACTGGCCTCTCTCTGGCATCCTTTCGCCAAAGACATTAAAGTATCTTAGACAAACGGTGTCAAGGCCGAAAACCCTAGAATAATGTTCACAAAGAGACTCGCCATGTAACTTACTGAGTGCGTACGGATTTAGACAGTCAGGTTTTCTATCTTCGCTATACGGTATTTCTTGGTCACCGTACACAGAAGAGGAAGAAGAGAATATCACTCGCTTTATGTTATACTTTCTTGAAAGCTCAAGAATGTTTAGGAGGCCAGTATAATTTTCCCATAGAGTAGGTGGGGGATTTTCCATTGCTGGTACAATTTTTGTTTTCGCAGCAAGGTGAAAAACGTAATCAAAGTTGTGATTCTTAAAAATGCTATTCATTTTTCCCACATCAATTACGTTCTCACGATAATTTACGCATGAATCATTCCAATGAAAAACGTCGGATGCTTGGCCACTCTCATCATCCACAACAACAACTTCATGCCCTAGCGAAAGTAGCTCATCTACAACATGACTTCCAATGAAGCCCGCACCGCCCGTAACTAGTGATCTCACAGCATCTCCCGTATTATTCTATAAAATTAAAGTACGTCATAAACGAACAACTCTAACACCGTCATAGTCTACATTAACTTTAATCGCCTCTGGAGGGATTTTCATGGGTTTATCCCTGTGTTTAAAGAATAAAAAGAACCCACCATTACCAGCGCCACAAAGCTTATGACACAAAACGCTGTTAGATGATGTTAACTCATCATCGATTAATTTCACTTTGTTGTTCTTGAGGATCATCTTTGATGAAGACTTTTTCATTTCCCAACCGTCTTTCATTATTCTAGAAAACAAAGAAATGTCCTTATTACGAATTGCCATCGTCATCTCATTTACCAAATCAATCAACTCAGTTGTTGGAGGTACCTTTATCGTCTTTAGAACTTTTGTCGAAGACCTGCTAACACCGGTTGGGTGCAAATATATTTCTAGATTATCGAATATCCCAGTATTAAGATTTTCTAGCTTTGGCGGTCCTATATTACTAAATTCGAGGTGTTTCAGACCGGGTAGTCCGCACCCAAAAGTATCTTGCCATCCCAACAGCGGGTTGAAAATTCTCTCAAGCTCTAAGGCTTCATGACAAATCCTATATTGCGTAGCTGGTAAACCTTGAAGCTCTCTAATCGCTGCAATTATTGAAATCATATAAGAAGATGATGACGCCAATCCGGAACCAGAAGAATATACATCAGTCGTTAGTGTTGTAGTGCAAGGTGGCGTTCCAAAATGGTTAAACGCCTCTCTCACCACATCGTTTTTAATTTCATTTATAGAGCCCACTTCTTCGCGTTGAGAATAACCAACGATGTAACGATTTTCTATGGCGTTGAAGCCTCGTACATCTTTAGACAAAGTAGCGTATGTGTAGAGATTAACACTGAAATTAACTACTGCGCCGATACCGTGGGTGTCAATATAGGCCTGCAGGTCTGATGATCCACCGACCAAGCCAATTCTTAATGGGCACTTCGCTACAATCATATATCACACTAATCTATAGAATCATATATGTTTACATAAGAATCTACAACAGATTGTAGCGAAAAAGTATCCTCGTATCTTTTTATTGCGATTTTTGACAACTTTTTTCTGTTGTCTTCATTATAGAGCTCATCAATGGCATCGGCGTACTCCTGGAATGTCGAACAGATGTATCCAGCATCTCTTATTTGATCCCTATGTCCCATCGAGGGTGCGGTATGACCAATCACAGGTATCCCATGGTAAAGTGCTTCTATAATGGAGCTAGAGCACTGCTCCCCATCTTTTCTGGCGTGCGTATACACGTCTATTGTGTTTAAGAATTGATGAACCCTATTGACATCTCCGGTCGGAGATAAAAACAAAACGTTGTCTAGACCAAGCTGCTTTGCATGCTCTTGATAATGTCTAGAGCCGCCTAAAACAAGCAGGCAGGTATTTTCTTTTGAAGCCTTAGACCCTTGCCAGCACGGCATTAAGGCCTGTGAGAAGATGCCGTCATCTGCTCGTTGATGCATTCCATATACCACAGTGTTTTTCGGAATCCCAAGTTCGTCCCTTAAGTCCCCTTTAACCTCGGGCATTTCTATCGCAGGTGGAATAACAACAGCTTTATCAGGCTCCCCACCTGCTCTATTCCAGCGGTGGTGTTGCTCTTCCGCAACTAATACGACTTTCACAACGTTGCTTTTTTTCTCAGCCATATCAGGCAGGTGAATACTGTCAACAATCGGTGTCGTATTAATTAACGTAAAAGGATATTCTGGGTGACCTGAACGGCCAGTCTGTATAACGTCGAAGTCACCTTCATTAAAGACATCCCACAAGTTTGTGTCGACCCAATCGTGTGTACGAACGGTCACATCTTTAAACCCAACATCAAACTTAACAATATTGACATCAGAATCCTGCATATATTTCAAGCGGAATGGGTCTGTATCTAGATGCTTGAAATCGCTTCCAATGTACGGTGCAGCATCGCAATAAAAATAAGTAACGTCAAACCTGTCTTTTGGTAAATGAACCGCCAAAGTCTGGAGATGCTTTTCCGTACCTCCGGCACACATTCCACCAAACTTTATAAAAGCGATCTTTTTCACGATCTAATCCTGCTTAACAAAACACATTAAATTGCGCGGGAACCACCACGGAATCCATACGTTATCAAATCTAGCTTGAACGACCTTGCTCGTATCAGCGTTTATAGCATCATCATGACTCAACCAGTTAGCAACAGGAAATCTCACCGTACCAGGAGCGCATCGAGAGCCGTCTCCCGCAACAGCTAACCTCTTTAACTCATGAGGAGCATCTTGGGTTTCCCTACCTTCTTTACACCACTGATATATCTGGTCTTCTAACCCTGAATCTCTTTCATATCCTTTGTAACCCATCTTCTCCACCCAGTATTCTTTTGGTTGGAGGTTGACATGTCCTGTCCCTCCTTGACCCGGGGGTGCGGCGGTCATAACGACATACTTTGAACCGTGCATTGTAAGTACATCGACATAGTTACCAGCAAAAAATGGTTCAATATGCTCAGCGACCTCAATGCTCAAGACAAGATCAACGTCATGCTTCGTTGTGTACTTGTCCCTTAGGTCAAAAATAGAGACTGATTCTCGAGGAATTAGTAAATGGTCTAATGTGTTTACAGAGCCTTCTAGACCGTGAATGCTTATGCCTAAGTCACTAAAGCACTTGAGCCAGTGGCCTGTCGCGCAACCGACATCAAGTACGCTCTTTATGTCTAGCGTTTCTGCTATCTTAGGAGCCAAGTACTTTGCCATCGGCAAACTATCTGCTATGTTGTCTCTAAAAAATAAGTCTGTATACAGCTCATCAATATTTAGCTGCTTGAACATATCACTCATCTTGGCTCCTTTCCTGTTTCCTTAATATAACGATCCCTTAACTGTGGTATATGCCAAATATCAAGCTCACGAAAATACTCTGCGCCGTTTTCGTCAAAATACTTCATCAGTCCAGGAAGTAAATCTTTTCTCATAAACCACTTCTCATTCCAGTCAGGGTCAAAATTTGGAACATTAGGAACCGGTACACCGGCATACCACTCAGGCGGCATTTCAACAATACCGACGTTGTTTGTCAATAGTGTGATGGCGTATTTGTTACGAATCGAAGCAGCATGACCCGGTTTCTGAACTAGCTCTCCGCACTGGCACCAAGCCTGTTTTAGCAAGAAATTATTTAGCGCAGCAAATTGATAATGCATTACTGCGCCTTGCTGGGTTGGAAGCCGGAGCCATGTACCTTCATTAGACCCCAGGGTTCGACCCTCAGCCATGTAGTTATATTCATAGTCCAGACTCGGGTCATCGCACACGACAAAGTCCTTGTAATTATTACTCCACACGGTGTTGTCATGACGGAAGTGTTTATAACTTTGCCATAGCGCAAGCCAATGCATCGCAAGCTTCTGTCCCGGCTTTAATTGAGATATCACATCCCTAGCTATCGGTACAAAGTTTGTTGTGAAAGTCTCATCGGCATCTAAACACAAAAAATGAGTACCGCCGGCTTCCCTAGCATACTTGAATAAATTACTTCGTATTAAGCCGCAAGGCCAGCCACCTTTAAGTTTCTCAGTGTCTTCATATCCCTTGATAATAGCACCAGCATCTTCTAAAATCTGCCTGCTATTGTCTGTCGAGCCGTCATCAATGACTATTAACTCATCGACTATCGGCATCACGTTCGATAAAAAAGTAGGCAAAATCCACTCTTCGTTCTTAACGGGTAAGATCCCGACTATCTTCATTTTTTTCTCCTATAAACAAAAGCGCCGAATCCGGATGGGTCGTGACAGAGCTCTGTTAAGTCATATTTCTCGCCTTCCCACTCTTCAAAAAAGCGATATTTCGTTCGATGCATCTGCTTGTCTTTATGAGTATAGTCATCTTGGATATCGTCAACCAATATAATGGCTTCATCACACAGAAATTTTTCGTATGCCTCAAATTCAGCTAGCACTTGCTCGTATACATGAATCGTGTCACAAAATAATAAGCTAATATTCTTATTTGTTGGCCATGCAGAAAGATTATCACCTACAAGTGATAACGTCTTAGGGTGAATACAATTACCGGTGACTACAAAAACAGAACCATCCTCGATCATTTGGTTCACTCTTTCGTAAGGCAAGAATCGTAAGTCTTCGACAACGTCTATCGTCACAAGTGTATGAGTATCGCTCATCGAATCTAAAATCGCAAGAGTTGATAATCCCTCTCTATTACCAAGTTCACATATAGAAGTATTAGCTGGTAGATTTGATACTATGTTACTTAGCAGTGCAAAATAACCATGGCGCCTTTTACCTCCACCAGGACCGTCAATAACATGATTGTTCATATACGTGGAAAACTCAGGGTCTGAATTAACTTTTGTTGCCCATGTTGGATCATTCCACTGGATGACCGGAGTAGCCCTAGTCAATTCAATCGCATCCCTTAATATCTTACCAATGCCTACCATTTTGTGCCATTCTTCATAATAAAGTTTTCAAAATCTGGAATCAAGTCTGAAGGTGTCTTAACTTCATCATACCACCTTAGCTCATGGACTTTATACTTTTCTTTTGCTTCACCAATGTACGCTTGATCGATCTTGTCGTTAATACCATAACGCATCTCAATGACTGTTCTTTCTAGCGGCTGCTTATTATCTGGGCGTGTGCTTGCCCCTTTTCCTTCATCTAGATACGCGCCCAGGACTTCGTTAAGTGCACCTACCCTCGAATTTGCGGCTAGCCTGATGGATAGATCAAAATCGGCGCCCGAAACAAGCTGCTCATCAAACATACCGCACTTATCTTTGAGGTCTTTTCTCCACATCAGAAATGGACCAGTGACCATTCCTCTCGTTAATTCATGGTGAGGTGTGCAATATTGCGAATGGTCTACAAGCCTTCCCGCTCCGGAGCCGAAAGTATTAACAATAACAAAATTTCCGTGAACAACTCCATGGGTTGGATGAGAATCCAAGAAGTCACCTTGAAGTTGAAGTGAATTTGGCACACGAAGGTCGTCTATATTCCATATCGCGACATATCGACCGTTAGCAATACTCCAGCAGTCGTTCATAGATCTAGCGATATTGTCCACGTGCTCTTTAACATTGTGCACAAATACACCTGGATGTTCTTTTTGAAACTTCTTAACTAGATCAATCTCCCACTGTTCCGGAGCATTGTGGTCCAAGACGATCTCAACTTCATCAATATTGACCATCGAAGTTACATTACTGAGAAATCCTTCGAGGTATTTCCCCCCATTATAACATGGCGTGATTGAGCTAATCTTCTTTTGCATCTGTACTCTCTAAAATGTCTAGAAATTTTTGAGCGCAGATTTCCAATGTTAAATTTTCTTCAATATACGCTCTTGGATCAAAAGAATCAAGGTTTTCTAAGAAGTAAGTAAATGCCTCGTATATTTCTTCTCTAGATGCACCTTCCCTAACTTTTACCCCACAACGATCATCCCAATATGGCACGGCGGAAGCTGGACACTTTAGACCATCAGCCCTATCATCCCATGATCCTTTTTCAAAAACAAAACATGGCAATCCTGAAGCTAAAATCTGTTGATATGCGATACCCTGACTCTCTGTCCTTGTAACTAGTATAGCAAACCTACATTGACTGACTGCATCTTTTAAGGCGTCTTCTGTATAGTGGCCATATTTGAGACATCCAAAAGACAGCCTTCTATCAATACAAAGCTCGGCAGCAGTATTCTTGTCTTCTTCTGACATATTCTTAAAATAGATTAGACAATCGCCCTTTTTGCTAGAAGAGCTTTTATACGGCCAGTCAGCTGTGTCTATCCCAACCGGCCAGACATGTATGTTTTTTCCTTCCATACAAGAAAACTGTCCGTAAAGATCTTTTACCCATTCAGAAGGCACAAGAAAATCCTTAAATCTACTGGCAACGGATTCAATAGGTACTTCCCACATATTAGGCCCAACAAGAGAGCAGTCTGTTAAGTCTGCGCCGGCGGCTTCCCAGTTTCTTGGGTCAGACAAGCAAACACAGTAGTCATACGTGGCATCATCTCTTATCGGATAATCTTCAACCTCTACCCCAAGCAATTCAAGACCTTTTCTTAAATTTTTATACACCATCCCGGGGCCGCGCTCTGTTCTATTGTTTGTTAAAAGTCTAATTTTCATTATTTGCCTACCTTCGAAGTATCATTGGAATTAACAGGAGTTGATGTACTTCCGCCTCCTCGATACTTGTTATCAAACTTACGTATTTCTGCTGACACACCCCAGATTGCAGGCATCTTATCATCATCACATCTAACGTATCTTGCATCAGTATTCATTTTGCAAAGCTGCTGTCTGGCCTCTGTTATACTCTTAGTTGTTATTCTTCCCTTTTCAATCCCTCCTTCTGGATGACCTTCGGGATCGAATGTAGATGTACTTGGGTCGCCATGTAACCTATAATGCAGTAAAACTTCAGGAAGGTTTGCCATAACGATATTGTTCGCTACACAGCGCTGCCAAAAATCGTAATCTTCAATCACGAAATTTGTGGTATCAAAAAAGCCAACACCTCTGATATGAATGTTTCTTTTGTACACTGATGAAGGAAAAGGTATCGGGTTTTTTCCCCTTGAGAAACACCAATAAATTTCTTCATGATGGAGAGGGTTCCTTGGGGCTTCGCAAATAAGCGCACCAATATAATCTAGCTGTGTACCGATAACATCAACATGCGGATTCTCAGAAATAAACTTTGCCTGGTACTCTAACTTCTTCGATAACCACACATCGTCTGCATCGATCGGTGCAATCCACTCTTTTGTTGAAAACATAACACCGATATTTAGAGCATTCGACTTATTCGCATGGTTCGTAGAAATCATCCTAAACCTCGTGTCGCCTTTTATCGTGGATTGTGCAATATCTTGTGACTTATCAGTGCATCCATTACAAACAATAATACACTCAAAGTTTTTATACGTTTGATTCTTGACAGACTCGATAGCTTCGGCTAACCATTTTTCGCCATTATATACTGGTAAAATAACGCTAAACATCTTTTATTCCTGTGCTCCTCATCCATGACTCCACATTCACTGCCTTATCATCTACCAACAAGTCATAGTGCGGCTTTTTATTCATGATTAACTCATGATACTTAACACCCCACTCTTGTAGCTGTGTTGTTGTTAGCTCTGTGTGGTCTATACCTGAATTACATCCTCTTGCAGTAAAAAACTTGATTGTGTGCCCTGCATCGTATAGCTCATTGATCTTATCGACCATGTTCTTATACGGTTTGGCGCGCTGATACTCACTATTCTTTTCTAGACTGCATATCGTACCGTCAATGTCAAAACAATAAATCATCTTTAATCCTAAACAGGTGTATGGAGAAATACCTGATGAACGCATTCAACCACACCGTAAGAGTGTGAATCGACATGCATGTCTAGAGCTGCATGAGCAGAGTAAAGGCTTCGGACCTTATTATCTTTGTCAAACCCCGTTATTGTGATAAAAGGTAGACCATTATCACAACAATACTGTGCACAATTAACAATATTTTGAGAGTTCCCAGAAGATGAAACCAAAATTACTAATGTACCATCTACAGCAAAATCATCTAAAAATCGCTCATAAGCGTTTTCCATACCAAAGTCATTTATATAGCAAGTTAATCGAGAAGCATCAGAGAATGCATACGCTCGACAGCCTAAAAACTTTGTATAGTCTTGTGAGATATGAGAACAAATCGCATTGCTACCGCCGTTGCCAATCATGATTACTTCTTCATGAGCGATAAGAAGCTGCTTCAACCTATCTACCGAAGCTGCGTCAATCTCATCGATAGCTTTTTGTACATCAGCTAACTTCATCTTTCCTCACATATAACGCGTCGCCCCAGCCGTGCTTCGTCATTTCTGTCATGGTCCTATTAAAACCGTGTTGCGATAGAAATTCATCAATCTCTGGCATAAGAGCGCAATTTTCATAGAGATGCTTTTCATTCACCTCAAGATAAACATAATCTAAGTGCTTTAATTGTTCATGCATACCTTCAAGAGCAAGAAGCTCAGCGCCCTGAATGTCTATGTTTGCGAAATTAAACAATGATCGATCAAAACCTTTTTTATGCATCATTGTATCGACACGAAAAGCCCAGGTTTGCACTTTCATAATATACTCAACCTGTGGATGCTCTTTTGAATGCTCATCAAATTCCAAAAGAGAAGATGACTCGCCATTATTCGCGATGTTGAGTTCAACAAGTTTTTCATCTTCATTGCATGCGGCACCAAACACAACAGTGGAACCTAGATCATTAATCGTTCGATTCATCAGGTGAATCGCCATACCAGTGTTTGCCTCAACCCATATTATTCGCTCGATACCGCAAGATTTGTACCCTTCTAACTCCTCGGCTAGATGTGCACCTAAATGTAACACACCAGTTACTGGAGTCTTTTCGAATAGAGGTTGTAATTGTTCAAATTTTATAAGCATTTAATTTCCACACTCAAGAAATGTTCTTATTTGATTCAATGCGTTATTTTTCGCATCAACAAAATCTTTATGTAAAGCCTGCTTCTTAGAGCTGTTAAAGTTGGAGGCCTCGTGAATTCTATGATCTACCAAGGCTTCATCTAAATTAGCGAATTTTAATCCAGCGAAGACGCAACGAGACCATAGATCATAATCTTCTACTGCACACAGTGGGTCGTAAAATCCCACGATGTCTGTATGAATTGCTTTTTTATATACAACGCTGCTATTGCATACAGGATTCTCCTTGCGGTACAAAATAGAATGATATATCTCAGAATTTGTTGTTGGCAAAACTGGAGAGCCAGGCTTTATGTTTTCCGACTCATCAATGTAGCGCATCTGTGTTCCAATAATGTCAACACCTTCTGCTGCTTTGGACATTTGTTTTTCTAGCTTGGTGGTATGCCATACATCATCAGCATCACAAATCGCTATCCAGTCGCCAGTAGCATGGTGGATCGCATAATTCAACGCAAGGCTTTTTCCTTTCGGGCGAAAAAATAAGTTCTTTACATCGCTCTCAAGTTGTGAAACCATAGAATCGACCATGAGATGACTATCATCAGAAGAACCATTATCAACAAAAACCATCTCAACTTGAGAATATGTCTGTGCGAGTAAAGACTCGATTGTCTTAAGAATATATTTCTCTGCATTCCTATACGGGACTATAACAGAAACTTTGGTCATGAACGTATCTCAGAATGATTCTTATCTAAAGCTACGATCTTAGCAGGGTAACCAACTTCTTGCGGATTATTGTATTCTGCAAAACAATAAGAAGGAGTCATTATTTTTAGATAACGAAGATTCTCAGGACGTGTTACGTACTCGTTAAGATGAGACTCATCATGCCATACCGCTACAATTCCTCTAGCGTGATCATCATCGATATTCTTAGATATCTCTTTAGACATTCTTATGAATGCATCGTAAGCGCCTCCATTGAACCCACCAGCTACATAACACGGCCGGTAGCGATGTGGAGGAATAAAAGCTTTTGACTCCTGTCTGGATTCTGGTGTACCAAGAGGATGTTGCGGGGTTTTTCCTAAATAAAAGCCAGGATGAGCAGTCGCAGTTAAGCCGTATGTCTTTTCTGGAAGTACTTCTTTACCGACCCCTTGTATCACCAGCATGTCGGCATCGGAATAAAAAAGAAACTCAGGTTTCTCCAATCCCAACTCAGCTATACGATCATCAAGCGTAGAGAAGTGGCGGTACCGGTATAGGGTATCACCAGGAAATCCCATCCTTTCAATTTGAAAATATTCATGAGCCAGTCTTGTTGGTGGCACGTATTTTTTTGCACTATCGATATCATCTGTAAAGAGATAACACACGATTTCTTCATCCCTTAAGAAATTCTGAGCTATCGAAGAATACAAGCCTGTTAAAAATTGTGTATATTTGCCGGTCGCTATTGTTAGAATGCCGATCATTTTCTATCCTTAAGCGGTAAATCTACAACAAAGTGAGCAGCATTTGGAATGTGTCTAGAAAGCTTTGCAACATCAATCTCTAAACCGGCATTCCATTTTTCAAGTAATTGCTCTGATGATACCTTTCCGCTTCGATTTTTGTGCGTATCTTGAACGCGGTTCAGGGGATTATTAAATAAAGAAGATTCAGTGTAGCACACGCACATGTCTGGAATCGCGAAGGTGTGTTGTATTGTTTGCATCGCTTCCTCAAAAGAATTTGGTGCTGTAAATTCCAAATGCTGAATCCACCCTAGCAATTGATTGGTCCTAAAAACGTTACCATCAACTGAGAAGGGGTAATTCCAGTCATGCTGAGAATTTCTCCAACTCCACAAAAAATGATTACCTTGTACAGTACCGTCTGGTACTGGTTGTGTTTTATTAACCGGATAACAATAATTGAGGTGTAACCCCATTCGTAAAGAGTATGTCAATATCTGCGGATTGTTTGACATGATGTTCACGCACATGTCAGTATCAAATGGTCTACGAAAAACGATATCATCGACCAAGAACAGACAGAGCGGACCCGAATTCTTTAAAAATGTTATGACCTGCTCCTTGAAATTATTATCTTCATGAAAACTAACACCATTAGTTTTCGATTTTATTTCCTCAAGCGCTGGAAGATATTCCTCGTCATAGCTATACAGCACAGTGATATCTCGAACGGGATGAACATATTTCATAGAGCGAAGCAAAGCGTATAATTGAAGAGGGCGATTTCTAGAGAATATGCATATGCTAGTCTTGCCGGACCAGCGGCAAGAGTATACAAGAGAATGTTCATGAGAATGACCGCAGCTATCATGATCGTGAGGCATTATCTTACTCCTTCTACCATTTCTAATATTCTATTACACCTGTTCACAAATGTATGTTCTTTTCTAATGGTTTCTATTACATTTTTTTCACGGTCTAAATCACGATTTTTTAAGTACTCATTAGTCTTTATTGCCAGTGCTGCGCAATCTTCTTCATAGAAATCATCACCACATATTTCTTTTATTACTGGACTGTTGCTAAAAGTAGGTTGACCGTACGAGATATTCTTAAAAAGACGACAGGGAACATAAAGATTTTCTCGTTGCCAACCGGCGACGATGGCTGGCGCTTGGTTTGACGACCGAATTAGTTTTATCATATTTTCCCTATCAACACCGCGGTGAACATGAACGGGAATACCTATTCTAGAAGCCATAGACTGGGCATACGCTTGCAGCTGCTGTAAATTTCCTTGGTCTCCATCTGTGACGGAGCCGACCCAGTTTACGGACTTATTGACTTCTGGTGCCGGCACAGGCTCATAAATCATTTCTTCAGGAAGCAAGTCTGTTGCCCAGGGCTGATACAAGCATCTGCTATTCTCTTGCCAATATGTAAATGCACTCAAACGTTGAGACTCGCGCTCTGGTAAAAGAGTGTCTTTGGTGTAAACTTGAAGATCAATATAGTTGTCTGCCTGGCGGAATCGATGATCGTCTACATTATGCAGAACATAAAAACATTTTTCGTTAACGCTTAATGTTTTGCAATCAATACCGCATGCGATTACAAGCGAATTATTAAGGAATTCATTTTCGATCTTTTCAGAAGTATCCTGAATCCATACCGTTTCCATCCCCATTGACTTGAATGCCTTAAAAAAGCAATCGTGTATATAGCTGTGAGTATGAGAGTGGAGAGGAAGACCCCATATAACAATCTTTTCGAAAGAACTATTAGCCATCGTTTAGCTGCTCCTCCATCATTTGCTTCAATTGCCACTCTGCCATTACTGGCGGCCTTTCACCGCGGATCATCCCTATTGTCTTGTATAGGTGATAGTACATATCCGAAATTAAGATTACTACGTTTGGATCGTAATCATCACGTACCGTCTGAGTGTAGTCAATCAACACTTCATCGATGTTCGCAAATTTTGTAAATGGCATCATTCTGCACCACAGCTCAAAATCTTCTGCAAGATGCCATAAATCAGAATATCCACCGACCCGTAATATTGCGCTTCTCTTAAATACTACTGACGGATGACATATAGGGTTTTGGCCTATCATTAACATTTGCTTCATGCCATTATCATCGGTCGCGTAATTTACTTTTTTACCAAATGTTCCGATCTCCTCTACCCTTCCTTCAGGGTCTAGAGTTCTTATTTGGGTACCAACGACACCTAAGCTTGGATCACTTTCAAATAGGTTCATTTGCTTTTCAAGCTTATTAGGATACCAATAGTCATCATCATCTTGGCGCGCTATGAAATCGCAGTCGGCGTTGTATATACCAAAATTAAGAGCAGGTACTAACCCCTGCTCTTTACAATGAACAATTCTTACATTTGCAGAATCAGTAAATTCTCTAGCGATATCACAACTTGAATCCGTGCTATTATTATCAACTACCAGCGTTTCGAAATCACGATAAGTCTGGTCAGCAATTGATTTAAGAGCACGAGATAACTTTTTCTCCCCATTATAAACAGGTAGAATAATTGAAACTTTTGGCATCTTTATTTCTCATTTGATTTTTCGTATGATATAAATGTAGAAGGATGTCCTCGTTGTACAGAAATATGCGGAATTTTTGTCGAAAAATCTACCTTGTTATGGAATATCCACCCGCCGAGTTCGCTAGCAAGCCTTGCTGAAAGCTCTGATATGTCTGACTCTGTTACATCTGACCATGGTTTATCGAACATCACGTTATTTTCAGCTGTGTCTTCTGAATCAAAACGATACATGCTCTTCCAGAACTTTCCCCAATGAAGCTTATATTGGTTTATTTTATTCTCAATGTTGTACCACGAGTAATGATGGACACCGGGCAAGTTTTCAATAGCTCTATTAAACCACTCTTCGTATAATTTTCTTGCATCTTCGTTTCCAGTTAGGCCGGCTATTCTTGTCTTATGTACTGTCTCATCATAAAATCCTGCATGAGGAAGTACTTCCCCTGTTTCTTTGTGAATATAATCGCAACTGTCGGTACCCACTGAGGCGTATTCATACCCTTCATCATCCACGTTCAAAAGAGCTGCTGGAATTCCCTGAGTTATTTCAGGAAGATTTCTGCTTACTCTCCACTTCCATGGGTTTATATCCATTCGAACTTTTTCAGTCGATCCCCAATATTCAATAACAGGAAGAGAAACAATGTCTGCATATCTGGGGAAAGATCTCAAAAGGTTTCTAATTTTTGGATAATCATCCTCATGTACAACTTCATCTGCGTCCATTTGCCAGCAATATTCTAGTGTACATAATTCACGAGCAGTTGCTTTAAGCTTCCCATCTGATTCGTATGCAAAGCTGGGGCTGTCTGTATCCACTGGATTTTGATACACTTTCAGTCGGCCATCTTCTTGGAGCTGTGACATTGATTGGAGGTCTTCCCATGTGCCATCCGTTGAGCCACCATCAACGACAATAACTTCATCACAAAAACCCAGCATCGATTCAATGGTCGCTTTCCATGGATACTTCATTTCAGTCGCATTTCTAACTGTTGTGTATCCACTTAGCGTTGGTGAATAATTCATGATTTGTTTTATTGCTGTCCAGAATCGATCTCTTGCTGCGTAAAGATACGAAAGCATGTCTAGCTCGTCTCCAGTAAACCAAATCTCATCCTTATGCTGAACATGCTCATTAAGCACTACTTTACAGCCCAATGCTCTAGCTTCAATAACCATTCGTGGACATGTGTCACCACCTTTCGGAAGATATACAAAGCCCTCTGAATTGGCTAACTTAGTTAACAGTTGGTCATGTGGCATGCCCCAAACTATTTCATATTCTAAATTATTTTTCTTGCAATACTCTTCAGCGGCATCTGCTCCTTTAATCCACGAATCAGAACCTAAAACAATCCAGCCTTTTCTGTCTTCTTCTTTTGTAGAATCAGCTAGCACTTTAACTGCGTGAAAAAAGTTATCATCGAAAACGCTACTTAAAACACACCTTGCATTTTCTTCCAAAAATGGAAATCTCTCAAGGTACCGTTGTTCCTGTTGCTCACTCATCCACCAAATCGATTTAGCTGCATGAAAAAAAGCTGATATCATTTTACCGTGTAACTGTTCCGAACAGTCACAAGGTGAACCGGTTTCATGCTCATGGCGTTCTATAGATCGGTAAACACAAAACTTATAGTCATATTCTAATATTGAATACTGAAGGTTGCCGATAATGGAAGGAATTAGGTCAGGTTTAAGAGACGAAAAATTACCAAAGATCCAGTGTTTCTCTACACCAGTTCTGAGGGTATCCATATTAACATCACGAGCATGAATCTTTTGAATATTGATATCAGTTGCTGATGATATCAAAGCTTCAGTGGTCATCTCAGCACCACCTGCATAATCTTCCACAAAGAAGTCTGCTACAAATATAACGTCCGCACCAGGGTCTACTTGCACTGATTGCGGAGTATCAAAGGGACTATTCAGCATCAAAACACTCCTACTGATGCAATAATAAGCCCTCTTGCTCGACTGTAAAGAAAGAAAATCCACGTTTTTTTGTGTACAAATTTTACAGCTGCTGTTATATTAATTCTGAATTCAGTTCTTCAGTAACCTGTTAACCTGTTTTTCTAATTTAATTAATTCTATACAGTATACATTGATTAAGTAGATATTGTAGCAGGTAAAACAGTCGCTTTTACTGTCATGGGTGGATAATAATCATTCGACCCGCCGTTGTAGTCGTACCAATATATGTCGAATGAATCAGCTGCTTCGGCCTGCGCCCCGACACAATAAGTGTAGGAAGTGCCTGGTGTTAGACTGCTCACTATCCACTTTGTAGTAAAATATGTAGCATGTTCATCATCAAAGGTCGAGGATTGCTTCACGAATTTCCTTGTTCCATTGATTATCGTAAATGTGCTTGTGTCAGTTGTCAGCCCCATTTTTAACCATGCTGCTGTGTCAGAAGTACACCTAATGTATCCGCTCCATTCAATTTCTACATTACCGCTTGGTGGCGCAGTAAAAGTAACGTCAGCTCTATCGCCGGATCCTTCCTGAATGTAGTCCATGGTTGTTGTCACGTTCATGTTTCCAAGGGCAGACGAATCGACAGCTGTATAGCCAATAACCAAGCCAGGAAAGCCACCTCTTGGAAAAGTAATTTCTCCATCGGACTCAATCGCAAGTCTCTCGCGGAGCGTATTTGACCCATCCTCATTGGTGAAGAACCTTAGCCTACCTGGACTGCTTCCTGTTTCCCATGTACCTGTTCCCACCTCAGCAATAATGACAGCACCATTCTCATAGGTTTCATCATCAAATCCATGAGGTGCTGATCCGGTGGCTGCCATGAATCTAATCTCACCAAGATTTTCGCCCTCTACAAGCGTTCCGTCACTGGCATATTTCCTCATATTGAATTCAGGTCCGCTGTCGACACCTGTAGCCCTACTGGTAATCATAAGGTAAGGAGTTACGCCGGTGCCAGTTCCCACGATACTAACAGGATTTGTTGCATTGCTGTTTATGTTCGACCCGCTAAAGCTTAAGACCTGCTGTCCGCCTGAGGGAAACTCAGAGTATATTTTGCTGACGTGTACGTTATTGTAGGATTTGTCCATCCAGGTTCCATACACTTCTTGACCTAAGCTTGTTATCGAATTCTCATTGGACTGTCCAGTTAACAACGTAAAGCCTTCAATAATGTAATTCGAAGATACCTGTGTAGTCCCTCCCAAAATAGAAGTATAACAAGAACGATGACTCTCATTATACTTCATCCAGAGGTCAACTTGTGTTGGGGTCTCTGAGTTCGAGAAAGTAATTGCAACATCGGTGGAAGGGTCGAAGTCCTCGAGGTCTGCCGTCCCAGACAGTGTATCAACCGTTATAGAAGTACCATCGCTATCGTAATATGGCGCTGTGCTCCTGGCAACCCACTCAACGTGAACTAAAAATGTAGAATCTGCATTAAACGTCGTAGTGTATTCAACCCCGACCATTGTGACGAGGAACGTTGAGGATAGCTGTTTATTGTTCTGGTCTATATCAGAATTAGCTGTTGCAATCCTAATCCATTTGTCCTCGCTTGGGGATACCGCAGCGTTGGCTAGCACCGATGGTGCTGTAACAATTCCTCCTACAACTTCTAGCTCCCCCTTAACAACAACGTTTCCTGAACCAGATAAGTACAAAGCTTCCGTATTATCAGAGCTCAGGATTCTATTTTGACCGACTTTTAGGTCTCCACCAATCAGGGTCGTGCCGACATCAACACCGTCAGCTTCAGTAACAGCGAATAGTGGTATGGTGTTTGTTGTGGAGCCAGAGTATATGAGGAATGAGCTGTTACCCGGAGTTGTTACATCATTATCAACAAAGAATTCAATATTACCCTTTGATGTAACTTGCAGGTCGTTAGAAGACATACCCATAAACATGCCGCCATCATCAAGATAAATAGAACCACTTATCCGCGCATTGCCACCAGCATAAATCGCACCGGCAGCCGAAGCAACACCTGCCATCGAAACAGAGAACTTCTCGGTATCAGAATGATTATTAACCTTGAACTTTTTACCACCTTGATTGTTGTCTGCATCTACCTTTACTATAACGTCAGCGTTGGAATTCAGTTTAAGCTGCGTTGTACCTTTACCCCAGACTTCACCATCGACATATAAACTACCGTTACCAATGGTAACATTCCCAGAATTATCTAACTCAAAATCGGCACCAGATGCAAGATCTGCGCCAGTATGAATTTGAAATTTGTCGTCGGTGTCATAAATTCCCATTACGGTCTTACAAGTTGCATGACCAAACGTGATCTTACGATTATCGCCATCAGAGTCATCGCCTATTGTTAATAAAGTTGCTCCGCTTTTTGCAAGGTCTAGATTACCGGCTAGGGTTACATTATCGCTGGTGTCCATCGTAATAGTTGAACCACCATCTGATGCTCTAATAACATTTCCACCAACCGTTAAATCATTTCCAATAGTTACGTTGTCGGAATCGTCCATTGTGATAGTTGATCCACCATCTGATGCTCTAATAACATTTCCAGTGACCGTTAAATCGTTTCCAATGGTTACATTTTGATCAGCGTCCATGGAAATAGTCACCTCACCGTCGCTATTTCTTATATCATTTCCGCGGATTCGGATATCTCCATTAACATCTAGCATGTATGAGGGCCATGAACCTCCAGGATCCGGCCCAATGCCGACTTTTTGGTCGGCGGTCATAATGATTGTCGTTTCTCCGTCGCTATTCTCGATTTCATTTCCACCGACGCGGAGATTTCCACCTGTATGTGCTACTAGTCCACCGGTCCCGGAACCAGAATTAATTAATGTAAGCGCAGGAGTAGAATTGTATGCTGTTTGTCCATCTTCAGCTACGAAAAATTGCATATTTGACGGAACATCGGTGGAATCATCGCCGTGATTAGCGGTTGCATTAACAGTAATCATTGCACTTCGCTCCCACGAATTGTCGTAAGCCCAAAATTCAATGTTTCCGATTCTATCACCGTCGTTAAGGGGTGTAGGACTGTCTAATGTCCCTCTAGATTTATAAAGCTTTACTGTTGGGGCGAATACACCATACGCAAAGACATCAGCATGCTGAATCCGGAGCGAACCTCCGTTAGAGGATGCAATCTGTGTTTCAGCGTGACCTCTTTTATCTGTGAAATATGCTTGTACACCACCCGCTCGACTGTCAAATCTTGCTGTACCTGATATCAATAGGCTGGAAGAGACCATAAGAGAGCCTGACACCCTAAGGTTTCTTTCAATTCCAACACTACCCGTAACTTGAAACAAAGGTGGGTTTAGCGCACCAGCTACATCGTTATAATGAGAGCCTGATAAACTAATTGTACCAGATAAATGGGTATATGTTGAGCCTGAAACTTGCGTTGTAAATATCGGCATTACTCGTCATCCTCCAAGGGTGTAAGCCCCATCTTGTATCTTTTTCCTGTTATATTATTTACGACAACTAGCATGTCTCTTTCCTCGTAGATCGTCCAGTCGCCTCGTTCATTTCGAAGGTGGAGGTCACCGGTATAAAGGTTGGCCCATCTAGTGGAGGGACTACCAAGATTGTACTCATTATCGTATCCCGGGAGTATGCTGCCAGAAACTGCAATGTGGCCCTCAAAACCGGTCCCTTGATTTGTACCAGTAATGGTACCGCCTGAGCCCATTGAAAAACTAATCCGGCCATCAGCTGTCCTGTTCGCAAAATGTAATATCTTTGGACCAGGATTAGAGCTATTTGTGTTCGTGTATCGAATAAACGTGCTGTTTTCGTTTGGATCCCAGTAGAGCTTTCTACTGTTTCCTCCGGTACCGCCGATCTCGATATTATTATTAGAGTTAACAGAGAATGCTACGTCTGTTGCTGTTGAGCCACCTACTCCGAACCCAAGTCTTCCAGCACTTCCTGTAACGAATACCCCACCGTATGTGTAGAATCCATCAGCGTCCACTATGGGTGCTATTTTTATTTGTCCAAAGTTTGCAGACCCTGTTACACCGAATAAGTGGTGACTAGCAATAGCGTTCGTAGTGGTTCTTTGAATTTCTACTTTTTCCGCGTCTGCTATGATTCTGCGACCACCGCCCGCTTCTTCTTCCCCGGCGGCGTTGGTGTCATAGCACTTGTCAAGTGAAGATGCACCGAATGAGGTATTATTGCTCGTAAGCGTTCCTGAAATGTGAACATCACCACCAAATAGAGCAACAGACCTTCTGTTTAGCTGGTTTGCAATATCTGCCGGCGCTCGAGCCTTCATACCAACAGCGCCACTAACGAAGAAGTATACGTCAGTATTTCCAGCGCCAGTATTATTATCGCTTACCAAGTTTGTGGGTCGCGGGTTGTTGTCTGAATAACCGTTAAATCCGCTATCAAAAGAGAACGATCCAGTGGACATCCCGTAATTCGGTACGTTAAGAGCAGTCCTTGTTACGCTAAACAGGTCATCACTAACTGACAAGCTGGCCAGCTGTGTCAATGATTTGACAGTCCCCAGTGCAGCATCATAGAAATTAAGGTTTGTGCCGTCTTTCTTGATGTATGTATTAGCATCATAGAATCGAAGATACGGATTTGTATCCGTTAAGGTAAGGTTTGCAAGGTCCACTGTTCCTGCGCCTAAAGTACCCGAAACATAAACGTCGCCACCGAAGAGTGCTGTTGCTCTGACAGCCGCATCTGTATCACCTGCCTGATACTTACTTCCCATCGCTCCACTGAAGAACAGAAGGACATCATGGCCGTTTGCTGGATCGACATCGGGGTCGAGTGTTGTGAGTGGATTGAAGAATGTTGCCCGGTTGCTCGAATCATGTGCCAAGGCCAACATTATCGGTTTGTCGTCTCCGGCAGAGTAGCCTTTGATTTGAGTACTAACTTGCCCGCTATTGCCGTTGAAGGTGGCGAACTTATCTCCAATACCCTCAACCTCAAGAATATTTGTACCTGATGCAATCAAGCTTATGACTCGATCTTGTAGCCTGATCGCTGTCCGGGGCGCGCCGCTTACTGCGCTTTCATTACCATCGTGGTAAATGTATTCACCGACAGCCATGCTTCCTGATATGACGACATCACCGGTGAATAATGACGTTCCGCGGTGGTGTTTAAGTGGTAAGTTACCTGCTGAACCAGAGAATATTAACGTGACATCTTCATTCTTATCCGTGAACATCCCGCTGTCAAGCTCTTCGGTGCTATAACCCAGTGATGCGTACCCCTTATCCGGAGCCCCAGTGGCGGATGAAGTAAAGATAAGAACAGCGCCGGTACCCCTATTATTCTTAGTGGCAAGTAACTCGTTAGCATCTGCGGCGAATATCTCAACAGATTGTGCATAGCCAGTTGTTTTAACAGTTGCCGTCTGCGCCGAAGAATAGGTAAGGTCCCCACTAGATACTTGGCCATCGCCTTTTATATACTTGCTATCTGAGTTAAAAAAGATTTTCTTGGTCGCGCCGAGGATCTTAAATCCTGTCATCGCGCTGCCCATGTCAAGTTGGACCTGGTTGGAGGCGATGTTCCATCTAGTATAGTCTGTAGCGTGCTCGTTCCACCACATGTACTCGCCACTTGCCATATCGAAAGAATAATCTGATCCAGAAAAGACAAGAGGATGCGCGTCAGCCTTTAGCATCAACACATCTGTAGGATCTGCTGAGCTGTGACCGTGCCGAATCTGGAATTCACTGGCGTAAAATTGAATATTCGGTTGTCCAGTTAACCTGAGTGCATTTTTAAGATTCAGGTCTAGTCTCTGGTTTGTACCGCCCTGCTGAGACCTAAAATACACGTCATTTGCAGTATTATCCAAGTATATCTTAGAGCCTGGGCTGAACGTGAAGTAAGAGCCGCTCAGCGAGAAGGGCCCAAGATTTGCTCCGCCGTCTGTAGTACCTGCATGCAGCACGAGCCGTCCAGCGCTTCCAGTATTACCTGCTCTTACTGTGTATATAGACTCACCTGGAACCTGTGATGCGGTCATTGTCATTCCAGCAACTGTTCTGTACCCAGCGGCCCTCATGTCAATAGGTACCGCTCCGTCAAGACTGATTTTTAGCCCATCCTCGGTATCCATTCTTCCAGCAAGGAATGTGTCGCGATCGCCACCATGATTTACGGTATCTCTACCAAATACCATCGAGTAGTTCCAGTTACCTTGTGCGTTTGTGAAGACAGCGCTTGAACCAGAAGCGATCGCAATACCACCACCAGATCCGCCGACTTTAGAGCCAGAGTTCAGCATTAAGAGCGGATCTTCCATGGAGGCTGTTATGACGTGACCTTTAATAAAGTTACCGTGAACAGTCAAGTCACCCCAAACGTCTACGCTACCGGAGTGAGCTACCGTTCCAACGCTTAAGTCATTACCAATCGTGACAGTAGAAGTTGAACCTCCAATAAATACAGGAATATTGGCAGCAGTAGTACCATCCGTCAATTGACGCGCAATTTGGACACCTTCTGCGGTCGAGTCTGCGCGGAGGTGAATAATACCATTGGCACTCTTTGCGTTAATATGCGCCTGACCTGATGTTGCCGTGATACCAGCGTTCGTTGACCCAGTCATTTGTAGCGTTGTGGATGAGAGCATTTTAATACCGTGCTGCTCGCCACCACCAGAATAACTCTTATCTTCCGTTTCTACATAAAGCTCCTGTGCCCTGAAGTACATTTTCTTAACGTCACCCGCACCGGTCTCTCCACCTATTTCAACAGACTGGGCGTTGTTTTTCGTCGCGATGCGGATTTTCGAATCCGAACCAGCAGCCCCAGCGGAATCGATTGATACGTGCTTTGTTCCTGACATGATCAATCGACCATCAGGGAATATCGTCAAGTGACCAAGCTCGGAGCCTACCCCACTTTGGTCGACGGTCTTAATAGTGTGTGCGCCCTTGTCTCCAGACCCACTAAACATCAAGTAGCTGGCCGTGCTTGGATCACCGCCGACTGTCGAGCCACTTGAGTTGAGCTGCACAGTGTATCCGCCTTCTTTAGCAGTATCCGTTGGGTCGGCAGAGTTATGAGTGATCTGAAAGATATTTTCGGTAGATACCGTGTCAGCCAATCCCCCTCTATTGCCGAATATAAACGATCCTGCACGAGACATCATTTTGACTTCGCCATTACTCTCGTTTGGATCAGATCCAGCTATGACCCATACATCATCATGAGCCTGGACGAATGTGTCGTCGTCCGCTTTTAGCATAAGGTCGTTACCTGCTCCAATCCATACACTGGAATCTGTATGAGAGGCAGTTATAATGAACGTTTTGGGTTTAATTTGTGGGTGTTGCGGGTGTGAGTTCGCTGCTTTTTGGTAGAAAATCGCCACATCGGGACGTGTGTCTTCGACCGCCGGGTTCGCGGTTGAGTCTGCCTCACCCTGGAATGTAATCCCGCTAAGCTGACCCTGCTGTCCGTCTCGAGTGTTGGCAGAGTGAGCATTTTGCAGGTTAGGGAGATGGAACCCTCCTGACCCTGTAACTTCACCCCTTACAAAATTATAGTGGACCGGGTATGTTGTTGCAGCTGTAAACCTTAGAGCATGGTTTGTTTGAGGATCTGCGAGGGTTGGGCCCTTAATATGAGTGATTGTTAGAGCTGAGTTTGCCTGTGAATCAAAAACAAGCGACTTATACGGGTCAAGAGCAATATCACCAGAACCAGATATCGTAAATACGCTTCTATTCGCTGCTGCAAAACCTCCGGGAGCAGCAGCATGCAGTCCATCCCCACCAACCAAGAATCTAAATCCACCTTTTTTGGCTCCTGTATCTACTGAGCTTGAGTTAATGAAATCAGAGTACCAGTGCGATGGCACCGCACGATTTACGCCACCGAAGCTTATGCTTGAGTCAGCTGACCCTGAAATGCTCCACCTGTCTTGCTCGATATAATAAGGTCTAGTAGATGGGCCTGTGCCTGCGTCAATCCATGAGCTACCGCCGTCATTGCTAATTCTTGCATACGTACCGGTTGTTGCATGACCGAAAGCAGGTCCTCGATCCGTACCAACTTCTCCCCACCATGTATTAGTTTGATTATACCAGCTTGCAGAATTATTAAGTATGAGATTTTCGTCTGGAGCGTAGAATCCAGAGCCATCCCCTGTTATGTTACCAGAGATATGCACGTCACCTTCGAACAGTGCTATGCTACCAGCGTTACCATCCTTACCATCTTTGGCACCAGAGAATACAAGGAAGCAATCTTTGTAAGTGTCTGTCCACGATGAAGCGAGCCGGGTTGACCACTTTATCTTTCTAAATGATATTCTTGGGGGATTATTAGCGTCACCCTGCTGCACAACAAACGCATCTTCTAAGGGGGTTGTTGAATCGGGATACTTGGTTTCTCCTGCAAAGATGCCTCCAGAAACAAACGCATCACCAATAACGTGAAAATCACCGGGAACATCTTTGTCCACAGTAATGACCTGCCGCTTTCCGAATAAAGTACCACTGATAATGACATCGCCCATGAATAGAACAGCACTACCTTTCGGATATCCACCGGCTACGTCTGGTCTATCCCACCCATCTCGACCGTTTGTGGTGGTGTTAGCAACGCCAGAAAATACGAGCCATGGCTCATGCCCAAATTGGTTGAACATATCTCTGCCAGATTGATTAAACGTACCTTCGTAGTCATAGGCATCACTAGCAGACATGATGACCATGCCCAGATGCGGGTGACCATTACCGTCCAAATACCCGGGGTTAGGCGGGGTATCACTTGTTTGTCTTGGCCACATAGTGCCTGACGCAAGGATTGTATGAAATCGTATTTGGTCTGCTCTAAAATCTTTTGCCATTTTTTCCTCTTATGCCCACATTGAAAATATCTGAAAATTTATTGCGATGGACCAGTCTTCATCCACACCATCTTCATTAATATCAGATGTTGATGTAGCAGATGAATTTGCTCTCCATCTCCAGCCATTTGATCCTGTGGGTGAATATTCTGTCTCAACCCAGGAATTTACGTTTGCAATGCTCCCTGATGGAGTAAGTATTATGTTAGGTCTTGCTCTTTTCGGATGAGCAGAAAGTGGTAAATATTGCCATGCCGTAGCTGACTTTCCGCCAGGAATAACTATCAGACCGAATGTTAACGCACCATTCCCATTATGTGCATAATAAACTTTAGGCGTCGGTGGAAACGTTCCGCTTAAAATTCTCTCTCTATACGGCCATGAGCTCATTATGATCCTGCCTTGATAGACTGTATGAATACGGTGCCCGTCCATTTCGCACTACACTCAAGAGTGATCGTACATTTTTTGCTTCCGGGAGGAACGGTACCTCCAATCTCTACTTTCGATACCCAAACATTAATGTCGCTATCAAAGCTATCACTATAGGGTGTCACCAACACAGTTGGTACACCGTCGTAATTTTCTTTTAAGTGAAACAGAACCTTTGTAGTGTCAGTGAATTTAACTTCGTGCGTTTCGATAACAAGCGCATCATCCCCCATGTAGGAAGTAATTGGCAACTTGCGAAACCGTGGGTAGGTCTTTCTCCACCTATTCTTGTCAATCTTTTTTAGCTTTGTACTTCCCATCAGACACCTCTGATCTAAATATGCACGGGAAGAGTTAAAGAATTAAAGAAGCTAGCGAAGCTATATCAGACCTTTGACCTTTTTCTAATTGCACGTGTGCGGCTGAGTTTTTGTCCCTAAATTTATGGACCACAATCGATAGTCCATTGCTTAATTTGTTGATATAAGGAGTATCAATCTGATCCGTGTCGCCGAGTAAAACTATCTTGGACCCTTTCCCAATTCGGGTTATGATTGTCTTTAGCTCGTGTACCGTCGCGTTTTGAGCCTCATCTACAATAACGTATGAATCATTGAATGTTCTACCTCGAATATAGGCTAGCGGTGCAACCTCGAGTTCGCCCTTATCTCTCATCATTTCAAAGTACGTAAAGTTTTTATCACTTAACATTGTTCTAAAGTTGTCAGTGATCGGTGCGAGCCACGGTTGCATCTTATCATCCATATCCCCAGGTAAGTACCCAAGATCCCTTCCGACAGGCTGTATGGATCTGGAAACCACTATTCTTTTCCACTTGCCTTGCTGTACCCCATCAATGCCTGCCATCAGTGCTAAAAACGTTTTACCGGACCCGGCCAAACCTGTTAACGTGACAAGCTCTACCTCATCTCGCATTAGGGCTTCAACAGCAAATGCTTGCTCTTTATTCTTCGCTTCAAAGTTACTCATCAGCTGTCCAGGCTTTTTTACTAATGGGTATAGATGATCCTCACGGTGCATTGCCAATGCGGACCCGGTTTTATCGCCTGTTGTCATAACAACAAACTCATTTGGCAAAAGGTCATGATCTGAAAGCCGAAGCTTCCCATCCTTATAAAATGCATCAATATTTTTTTTTGGTTCAAAAACCTCTCTATGCCCCCTGTATTCTACGTTAGAGCTTTCGAGGTGGTCTTTATAGTAATCTTCAGCCCTGATCCCCAGAGCGTCACACTTGACCCGTAGATTGATATCTTTAGTAATAACGACTAGCGGTCCGCCCTCACGCTCTCTTTCTGACATGCATGTCGCCAATATTTTGTTATCACCGCTATCTTTTGCTAGTCCTCGAGGTAACTTCGAAAGGTCTTCGTCGATTGTGATCTTAACTGTTTGCCCTTCTGAAAGTGAAGTCTCCACAGCAACTCCAACATCAAGCCTACCACTTCCCCGAAGGTCGTCTAAAAACCTATTGATATATCTCGCTGCTTCACCAACAACACCCGGTTTTTCTTTAAAGCGGTCTATTTCGTCCATAACCTGAAGCGGTAAAATAACATCGTTTCCTGGGAATGAATGAATAGCAGATTTGTCATATAAAAGTACACTTGTATCTAAAATAAAACGCTTTCTATTGTTTTCCAAAATTTTCTCCTTGAAAAATTAGCTGACTCTCTCTTAAAATACTGACATAGGCGTGTAATAACGCTTAAAGGGATATTGAATGAATAAAGAAAAAACACCCAAGATAAAAAAACGTAGAGCAAAAGGCTCTGACATTGTTGAGGGTTTGGCGTGCTTTAAAGCGCACTCAGACAATGGTGTCGAGTGTAATAAGACTGATTGCCGATATTGGCAGAAGATGGAAGAAAAGAAACACTGCAATTGCGTTATTGTAGCAGCGAGCAATGGCCCTATGACTCTGCAGGAAGTCGGTGACATATTCAGTGTAACTCGCATGAGAATATGCCAAATAGAGAAATTAGCGAAGCGCTTCTTAAAATCATCGTCTCCAAAGATATTGTCTGATTGATCACAGTATTAACTATTCACTTGGGAACAAAAAAGGAGAGCTTTCGCTCTCCTTTAGGGTTCATTCGAATGATAGGGAATGACTACTTAGCTTTCTCAACTTCTAGAGTCAGTTTAACCAAACTAGCAGAAGCATCCTTTAGACGACGAAGTCCTCTCCTGGCTCTTACGCCAGCAGACTTATTTCCGTGTGCATTCTTGTGCACGTCTAACTCTAAAGATGCTACTAGCTCCTTCAGGCTTTCCCAATTTTCGAGAATTGTGTTTGAATCACTCATTGTTTTCTCCTGGGTGAAGAATCTTTGGGCGCTCTTCATCCTCTTCTTGTTTTACAGCCCTATTGATTGCCAGCATCATCTCCCTATCTTCTAGCTCGAGTGCAAGCAAATTGATTATATTCCTAATTTGTTCTTGATTAACTCCAAACCTTAAAATTTCCTGAGTAATATCTCTGGACTTTTTAATGTCTAGAAGCCAATCTGTGTCTTCTCTTTGTAGCTTCTCTGTACTTTCGCTTTCTTTCATTTTAACATCTCATCAATTTGATACGGCTCAATTATAAATTTACCTAATCCTTTGTAGTGTAAAACCTTGCCCACTTTTTTATCATCCATGATCTCAGATGTTAGTGTTACGAATTCACCAACCTTTTCATTGTCTATAATAAACTTGACATGCTCATAATCTGGTAGAGCTTTTTCATGTGATTTTAGTATAGCAACAACCCCATCAGGCAACATCAATGACATATCTTCAATGGTTAGAGCAGACTTTGATAGCTCCTTTCCAGACATGATTTTAGACTGACAGAGCCCGACGATATTATGCGCGATACCGCAGTTATTACAATTTACAATCTTTTGATTTATCTCATCCTTGTCATTTATAATAGAGAAAACCACGAACTTATGCAGCGGCGCATTGTCTCTGTTTTTAAGCGTAGGTAGAATACACCTACACTCTATGAGATGCTTAACGCCTTGCATGGCTAAAGCTTCTTCGAAGCAAGCACCTTAAACGCAGAATCTTTTAAAGTAGGTTCCAGTATTGAAATAATAGAGTTTGCTTGCTCTCTACTTAAGCGAGTACTTTCAGCGGTATCTTCACTTGACAATGAAGCGATACTTCCCTGTACTGAGTCGCTTTGGAACATCAAAATTTCCATTACTAAATCACGAACTTCTTTTTGAGTCCATTTTGTAGCTCTCTTTGTAGGCATTATTAGTCCTCCTGAGGTCAATTATATACGCTATCACCAGCAGTAAACAATCATTTTGCAAATGCATCCGCCAGCGATGAAGAAGCCCAAGCATCGGGCTTGACTATAGCGTTATACCCAAATGAATTTACCCAAGAAACTGCGTTTGTTAAAACTTTCGATGATGCAAAACGCTTGTCTGGATTCATATCTAAATGTACGTTAATGTTCTTGAAGGGAAATTCTACTTTTAAGCGATGAGCGACATCAAGTGCTAGTTCAGCTTCTTTCATAAGTCTTACAGGTATCGTGGCCAATGATTTATCCTTGCTCTTCTTTCTATAAAAATAGAATGTCCCACCTTTTTTTTGGACGTAGCCAGCGATTACAATGGCAAATACGTATATGCCACCCACCCTATGAGAATCACACCCGACATGAATTTCGTATAAATCGTTTCCTCGTATTTTGTCTATGATGTCATCGAATGATGCCGGCTCTGAGTCTGCATCGTGCCAGTTAATCTTCGATGTTCTCCATTTTATCATGCTAATCCAATTTAATAATAGCCATAATTTTATTTATAGCTCTAACATCAGATATCGCTCTCCTAATAGAAATTTCCGTGACACGCCTTGGCAGAATTCTTGGCATATATCGACTTGGAGAATAACCTATCCTCTCATATATTGGGTCTAAAGAAACAACTCCTTCCCTTCCTGCGCACGACAGTAGCTGAAACAGACTTCCAGCCCTGTCTTGCAAAATACCAAGCTCTGTTTGACTGCAGTTTATTTTTACTATCGCTTTTCTAGTTGATAATCGTGATAGCCTTTTCCTTAAAATCTTTTTTATGTCATCTACTTTTTCTTTTTCAAGGCTTTCCTGTATTTCTTTTTGGAGCACTCTTATCGCATCAAAATTACGCTTGGTTGTTTTAATCGAAATCTCAGATTTTCTGCGAATGTATACTACTGAGTTTAGGGGTTGTTCATCAAAGTCCATAGCGCTTAATAGCAATCCCGTGTCTTTAGAGATCGGTACTGTACATGCAACTTCACATATATCTTTTACCTGGTTGATATTGTCTAAATCTCGATTGAGGATAAGAGGCAATACCTTGACCAATCCCTTTTCCCAATTAACTCTCAAGGTATTTGCAACATCGTCAGAATAGTTGCTTGCCACGATAACTGCTGGCATGCTTCTTTCGTATGCGTATGTTAAGAGGTGGTGGATTTCGCTTACTTCTATAATCGCGCCGTCTACTACAGCGATTAAACACTTGTCGAACTCTATTATGTCCAAGCTTTCATCATCAAAAAATGAATGAGCAGTACAAGAGAATTTTGAACCACAATCAACTTCAACGCGATTTATTGCGCTGGTTTTTTCAACAACAACAGAACCTAAAGATCCCGCCTGATTTACTGCGCTCAAAAACAGGTCTTTATTTTTTATAGTGTATTCATCATGTACGGTTTTCTGCCATTCAGAAATAATCGTTGCGGATTTTGTCCGTTTAGGTTGCTGGATGTCTTCTAATAAGCGCTCACCATCGTATTCACTTTTTAATAGATGCTCTACAAGAACAAGGTATAATGGAATGCCCATCGAACAATTAGAATTGATATGATTAGCACTGTTTAAGATGAGATTTCTGTATGCTGGTTCAGATTTCTTTAAGCCAATTAATAATGCTCGAAAAGAATCGCTCCACCCAATGGTGTGAAGACAATCATCGAGCAATAATGATGATGAAAGGCTATCGACTTCTTGCACTGCCAATGAGATATCTTTTCTTAGAGAGTTCTTACACTTCTCAATCTCATCCCTACAAATTACATCGTTCTTTGCGGACATGCAAACTCCTACTAGTGAAGAGTGCTATTTGTCTTCTTTTTATTAGATCCGAACAGCGTGCCAAGAGCTTCTCCCAATTCACCTGCTTGTTCATTAAGCTGCTGAATTGCTTGCTTTTTTGCTTCCTCTATCTTTTGTTTTTCACTCCACTCTAGAGAAAACCTAATGATTCCTCCCAGCACTGCTAAACCAAAAATACAGCTTGCTGCGATGACGCTATGCCACAGCATTGCCGCGGCAAATAAAATCATCATTTCAGACATTCCAAATCTTACATTCATTTCTGCTCCCTATAAGCAAATTAATATGCCATTGTCTATTGTAACAGAATGGTGCATTTAGTTCAAATATTTTCTCGTGATAACCCGAGCTTGACTAATCGATCTACCTCATTTTCATCAGCAAAGGCGAGCCTTTGGGAATTCCATCCGTATTTTATGAAAATCTCTTCCCCTTTTTTGATATCTCTTTTCGCGTAATACATTATGGCTTTCTCTGGACCACCCCTAAACTTCCAGAATGCATTTGGTTGAGCGCTATGGTTGTATATGCCTCCGTACCCAAGAGCTAAAGCATACATCCCATCAGGGGCTGCAAACACATACGACTTCAGCAGATGCTCTCTTTCGTACATGTCTAAGAAGTCTTTTAATAAAGTTGTTGCAAATGCGATGTAGGGGACAGCCTCAAAGCATGCATGCAGAGGAATATCTTCAGTTGCAAAAACGCCCAATCCTTCAACGGTCGACTCTTTTACAACTACACTTTTAGTAAAGTAACCTTTTATAGGTTGTCTTTCTCGAAACACACTAGCTGTCTCTCCAAAGATTATTGCTCGCGTATACCAGCACTTCTTCTGCTGATTCGGGAGTATAACCGTATTCGTCGATAAGCGTCTGAACCATGCTTGAGTATTTAACCTTCTGCTCATCGTCCCGTGTCTTAGACTTGGTAACGATTCTAGCTAAGTCTTTTACAGAGCTAATCAGGTAAGTTTCGATCGCTTCCTTAAGGGGCTCATACGAGGTGTAGTCCACAATCTCACCTCTGCGCATTTTTGCGAACATATACGCTGTAACGTCAGCTCGAAACCCCTCTCGGCCGGATTGACTTACACCAATAGAGCCTTCAATCGACCTCATAAATTCTTCATCAGGCTTCATCTCTTCTTTGGTCACCCTGTCTTTTAGCTTACACTTCGTTGTAAATGCTTCTGCGTTATCAAGGTAATTTTCAAAAATAGACTGGGCTTGCTCTTCGTACGCGGTGATGAATGCTTTCGCAATTTCATTCTCTAGTAAGCGTAGGTATTCATTTCTTACAGTATTTCTAATCAACTCAAGGCAGTGTGTTGCGAATTCTTTGTCGATCAATTGTTCTTTGCATTGCTTCATTAGAGAATCAAGAATTGAAACAGGAGTAACGAAGTCTTTATCAGAATCGCTAAGAGCATTATCAATCGCTTTCATGATAAACCTTGTGGATATACCATTCATGCCCTCGTTAGACGATTCATCTCTAAGGTCATTAATGTCGATTTTTTTCACACGACCCTTTTCAACGACTTCTTCGCCATTATAGATTTTTAGCTTCGTCAATAAGTCGCATTTCTGGCTTGGCTTTAGACGACTTAAGATAGAAAACATCGACGCGACCCTAAGGGTGTGGGGAGCAATATGAATATCAAAGTTAGATAAGCTAAGAATCTTCTCGTAAATCTTTATTTCAGACTCCAACTCTAAGACATAAGGAACGTTTACTTTTACGATTCGGTCTAAGATAGCTTCATTTGTATGTTCACTCTGGAATCTATTCCATTCAGCTTCGTTGCAGTGGGCAAGAATAACTCCGTCGAAATGAATCATATCATGCTTTCCGGGGGACGGTACTCTCTTCTCCTGGGTTGCGGTAATAATCGTATGGAGAAACTCAATCTCATTCTTAAAGACCTCCACAAGTTCGACTATACCCCTATTACCAACGTTGAATGCACCATTTAGTGAAAGCGACCGAGGGTCATCTTCAGAGTATTTATCAAGTTTTGAGATATCTTCCGAACCAATCAGTACAGAAACATCTTGGCTGTTCGCATCCATTGGGGGAACAGACGCAACGCCTCTTCTAGCTCGTTGAGAGAAAGTAGTTTCGGTGACTGAAAACTTTTCGTATTCTCCGTCATACTCTTCGAATAAAAGGTGCCGAGCTACTGGGGAAATATCTCCTTCGATTGCAACCCCAAGCATTTCTTTCATTTGACCTCTTAGAGACCTTGGGATCAACTGTAGCGGTTCCCCTCTTTGAGGGTCCCCCTCTAAGTGATAATAAGGTAAGCCCTCTAATGAACTTTTTATATGTTCAGTTAAAGCAGATTTACCTGCACCCACAGGACCCATTAGCAAAAGAACCTGCCGATTCTCTTCGCCCTTCATAGCAGCCGACCTCATATACCTCATGATCTTTGAGATGACCCTTTCCATACCAAAAAATTGATCCTGAAAATAGTCAAACGTCTTGACATCATCGCCATCAAATAGCTTGTGCTTTCTAGGGTCTGTGTCGTCGAGAGTGCTAATGCCTCGATCAACAATCGCATCATACAGCCTCTTGTGCGCATGATCAGTGATTGATTTGTCTTCTTCAACAAGAGCAAGATAGTCGAGGAGAGTTCCCTTGAATTTTTCTTTCTTGCTTTTAGCCCGTTGGGTCTTGATGATGTCTAAATACTTGTTCTTTGACATTAAGTTTCTCCCGAATTAGATTTCGAAGGGTTCATCCTCTATTATCGTGTCCAATTTAACTATATCGCCCCACAACCGTTGGATATGTTTTACTACAGCATCCCCATAATCTAGGTCTAAATCCCTTCCCTCATGTTCATGCTCTAGAGCCAATATTCCACCATCGATGATTTCTGCAACAGTTATTATGGGTATATTATTCCCTCCAACCTGATTGATAAGGTCTTCTTTTACTTTTTTCCACCCATCATCGTCGGCAACGTCGTCTATTAGATAATCATTCTTATGAAGCGAGAAACTAAATAAATTCAATTCTTCGCAATCTTTCTCTGTAAGGTACTGTCTCAGAAACGCTTCATCATTAAGCGATTCCCTAGCTATGAAGCATTCTTCTAGCCCATATCTCTCTTCGATTTTTTGAAATAGAAAGAATCCAAGGTGATAAGGGTTAATAGACCCTAAATGCGGCCGAACAACTTCGTTATGCATCTTTAAGAATGGAAGGTGTAATTCAGAGTCTAAATCAAGCTCATGCATTAGCCTGTAGTGCCAATATGAAGCCCACCCTTCATTCATTATCTTTGTTCGGATTTGTGGCATGAAATATTGAGCATCATCAAGCACGATCCAGAGTAACTCTCGTTCCCACTCTTCCAGGTTCGGTGACATTTCAGCTATAAACGCTATTATGTTTTCTTCTCTAGATATTGGATAAGCGTCCGGGTCTGGTGTCTTTTTTGAGTTTTTATAGTACCCTGACTTTATCTCATGAATCAATTCTTTTCGTTGTTCTTTTTGACTGACATATTTTTTATATTGTCTGGGCACGTGAAGAGATAAAGCATGGGCTGCGTCTAAAATCTCTTCGACTCTTTCCACACCAACACTTGGATCCTCCACTAATTGGTCAATATACCTTTTTGCATTTCTCATTCTAAGAATAACTTGATCCGGTCGAGTGTGACTAAATGTAATATTGTTCTTAAAAAAGTCTGAGTGGCCAATGCAGTGTGCCATAATCAGTATTTGAAGATATAGCGGGTTTTCTTCCATCAGGTATGCTAGAGATGGATCGCTGTTAATGATAAGCTCGTATGGAAGCCCTTCTAGACCGGCATTATACATCGTGTGGGTTCGCTCAAAGCTTTTACCAAAGCTCCAGTGTCCGTAATGTGACGGCATGCCGTGGTAAGCCATTGTGCCAATCATCTCGTAATAGTCACAAGTTTCATAGAGAATGGGAAACCAGTCTAATCCGTGGTCTTCTGCCATTTTTATCAGTTTAGCATCCCACTTTTGTAATTCTTCTAAAAATGATGTCATGCCATCTCTCCCTTGAAAAACTTTCTAAAAGCAGTCCAGATATCGTTTTTCTGATATATACCGGCAAGCTTAAATTTATCGCCCTCTAGTTGCTCGTAAAGCTTGCTTAAGGTGGTATCACTTAACCACTTTAGTCTTTCAACGTTTGGTTCAATTTCACAATACCCAAAAAACTGAATTTTGTCTAGCATAGTGTTGATTACCTTAAGACACAAACCATTGTCAGTCGGCCAATTGTCACCATCAGAACATTGGAAAACGTAAGTGTTCCAACTAGACCTATGGTATCTAGAATCTATGATGTCTTCTGCCATCTTTAGCGCAGAAGAAACCATGGTCCCGCCACCCGAACCACGACCAAAGAATTGTTCCTCTGTAACTTCGTAAGCTTCAACATCATGAGCTATAAAAACAATCTCTACTTTATCGTATTTAGACCTAATAAAATGATACAAAAGAAAGAAGAAGCTTCTAGCCAGAAATTTCTTTTCTTTGGTCATCGATCCGGAAATATCCATCAAAAAGAGTATCGCGGCATTTGATGACTTCTTTTCTGTTACCTTGTAGTGCTTATAACGAAGATCCTTTTCGTGAAATGAAAATTCATCTTCATCACCAGTCAGCTTTCCTGCTCTCTTTGCTTTATTCTTTCTTTTTAGCTTTTGTATTACGGTTTTCTTTTTATCAAGCCTTGGCCGAATACCTTGAGACCTGTATCCTTTGCGCTTTATTTTCTTTGCAATAACCTGCGCATTTCTTTTCTTTTCGAAGTTGGGTAACTCAAGATCATTGAACAAGTAGTCTGCTAGCTGCTCAAGAGTTAGCTCAACTTCATAATACTCTTCGCCCTTTTCCTGGCCGGGTTTATCGGGTTTTCCACTTCCTTGTTTTTCCTTTTCACCGATCTTTTGCCCACGCTGAACATCCTTACCTTGAGCAGACCCAACCCTTCTAGATCCATTGTCACCATATACGAATCTATATTCTTTGATGCCACGAACTGGTATCTTAAATTTTTTCTTTCCATCCTTACCGATGATTGACTCTTCGGCAACGATATTATGGATACCCTCTTTAATCGCCTTCTCGATCTTTTTACGATGTCGAGCTCGATCTCCTGCTGATCGATCTGCGATTGTCTTGTGGCGTCGGAAAATTGACATGTATACCTCTGTATTAACTATTCAGATTATAGAAGACAGATCCTTTTCAGAAAGTAACCGGCCTCTATATGCCGAACAAGATAGGGCAAACAATTAGCAACTGCCTTGTCTTTTGTCACCCATTCGTATCCCTCATGCTCCCATATTCCAGAGTGCGGGTTAGGAGTAATCTGTGGAATTTTGCCCGTAATAGCAGCATAAGTTGCAAGCTGTTCATCTTTTAATGATGGCATAGGAGCCAACATTTCTTTGGGCTCTATGAATATTGAGCACTCCTCAAATGTCTCTCTCTTTGCAGCCATAATATCACTTTCCCCGGTATCAACTACACCTTTTGGAATGTCATATTGCCCATCGCTTCGAATTAGGACTAGTACCAACTCTGGATTTGCCGCCTTAAAAATTATGAATCCGGCACCTTGCTTACTGTCTCCCTCTATCATAGTCATCCTCCAATCTTACCACATCTTCTAAATACGGTGTGCTGACTTCAATGACTTCAACGCTTGATTCATTTGCTCCAAATCTATGAACCTGGCCAACATTAATGTGTAAGGAATTTCCGGGTAAGACTTTTGTGATTGATCCGTCTTCTTCATAATTGTAGAGTGTGCCCTTAAGAACGTACACCGTCTCTTCTTTAATCATATGAAATTGTTTGGATAGCCTATGCCCGGCATTGATATGCAAAAGCTTACCAACGTATGCGTTTGTCTCAGCCCAAACCACTTCATATCCCCACGGTTTTTCAATTTTTCGCATTCTTTTCTGCCTCCTCTAGTAGCCAAGATGAGCTTTGAACTTTACCGCCACCCACATTGAAAATAACTTTACACCCAACCTCTTCGCATATATCCCACTCTGGTATATCTTGAGGAGCAGCTCTGTCTCCACCCTTTGTGAAAAAATTAGGCTTAAGTTCTGCTATGGCACCAATCACAGTCTGGCCTCCATCATCCCAGATAATAGCAGCGTCAACCCCTCGAATCCCTGCAATAATCTCGGCTCTTTCCGCCGCGGGCATAAACGCTTTGCCTTTTTTACGCTCTAAAAACCCATCACCATTTACTATGACAGCCACATACCCGCCGTCTTTTTCCGCCATTTCCACGGTCTCAAGAATGCACCTAAGGTGACCTACGTGAAGAGGATCAAACCCACCAGAAGTCATATAGACATTAATATTCGCATCGCCCCAAACTCCGTCTTTATCGACATATTCTCTAAATTCTTTGACTGAATTATAAACCTTCATTTTTGTAAACTTTCCTTAAACCCCTTTGGGAACATTGATCTATTTCTATTATAGAACATTTCAAAATCTGAATCTAAAATGTACGTAACAGCAGTGTCTTCATTAGATCGCACGGATCGCCCGGTTGCTTGCACGATCGTTTTTGCTGTCTGAAGCGGATACCACCACTTCCACTTATTCATCTTTTTTCGTACTAACTTATCACCTAAGTATGGATACGGCACCTTACAGATAATCTGGAACCTGCTTAAATCACCTTTAAGATCAACACCTTCAGTCATGGATGGTGAGATAAGCACCGTGGCTTTCTTGGCCTTCATATGCTTTTCTAAGACCTTCTCTCTATTTTCAGAATTATGAATAAGCAATCGAGTATTACGTACATTCTTCTTAATATAATTCGCGACTTTGTAAGAGTGACAGTGGATAATACCCTTCTCATTCTTGTGTTGTTCTAGAATCGCTTTTACTGCCTGAACCATTCTTGGTAGTGTATCATCTATCGTTTTTGAGCTCATCTTTCCGATACCACTATAAACAACTGGCCGATTTTCTACAGGAAATGGGCTGGGAAGACTGATAAAAGCAGCTTTATCTTCAGGAATCCCAACGCTTTCAGTAAACGCTTTTTTGTCCAGAATAGTTGCAGACATCAAAATAACGACTTCACCGTAGTTGTATAAATGCTCGTTAGCAAAAGGAGCGATATCGATTGGCTTAAACTCTATCTTTCGACCAGATCGCCCATCGGCAGCGATTTCATTCATAACCCAGTTTTCAGAATTATACAGCTTTAGAAACCTTCGGACCTTGCAAACATGCTTATCCATAACTTCAAACTTTTTAGCAATAGAAGCAAACTCTCCAGACTTGATTTTTTCTGTTAAGCCGACATACTTTTCTAACATCTGCTCTAAATGCTTAAGCTTTCCAGCTATTGTTGGAACGTACGTTTCTTCAATCCATTTTACATATTTTGCGGCTGTAAGAGATTTAGGGACTTCGAAATTAAGAAAGCTTTTGCAAAAACGATTCGAAATTGTGATTTCGATAAACTTGCTTAATTGGGAATCGACGTTATGGGCCTCATCAATAACTAGCACCTGACGTGGGGTTAGCTTTCCAGCATACTGCGTTTCAGCGAGAAAGTAAGGAAAGTTAGTCACACCCTCTGGAGACTTTAAGAAACCTTCTTTTGCATTTCTATACACACAATTAAACGTACAAGCCTTCCAGAACGCGCTACCCTTTTCTGCTGTCCTTAGTGTTCTTAAGCTCTCACCGCACGAAGTTTTTTTGTTGAACCTGCAAGTGTAATTTGAAGAAGACTTAATTGATTTCATTGGACCAGAAAATCCACCGAAGTCTTTAACGTATTGTTCTTGTAATATCTTTTGTGTTGTTAAAAAATAAGATCCCGGTTCGAATAAACCCGTAGCGTTTGAAAGCTTTTCAGAAAGATATCTAGCAACAGTCAGCCCGATAGCGCTTTTACCAACGCCGGTTCCTGCTTCAATTATGATGAACCGTTTGCCCTCATTTATGTTTTTATCCAAAGCAAACTCAATAGCTTGCTTTTGCTGGGGGCGTATCTGCTTATATGGAAAGTGTTTAGAATATTGAAGGCTCATGCAAAACTCCTTGTACTTATTGTACGCTTCTTATAAGGATTTTACATCATTGCTGAAGCTTTTTGATCACCTGTCCAATGATTTCTATCGTATTTTCTGGTCCTGTTGTTTGCCATGCTCTACCTTCATCCTTAAGAGCTTCATAAAGATGCCAATCGTTCCCACCAGGCTCGCATCTGTCTCCAATGAAATATATCTCTTGAGCTGGATAATGTTGTAGACCGTATGTCTTGTTCCAACCTTTGGGATATATGTCAAAGCTTGTCGAACCACCAAGCGCGACAGTGAGGTCAGCTCTTGATTTATCAATATGTTTCTGGATTTCTTCAACATACGTTTCTCTAATTTGCCACTTGAGGTCCCACTGCTTCCACTCACTTCGCTGGGTGAGAGTTGCAGATCTTCCAATAGGGCACCAATTTAACAACGAACCGCGATACTGGACGAAAGTACCAGTAAAAGGTAGGTCAGGGTAAAATGTTGTAATGTCAGCTTGCCATTGAAAAATTTTTGTAAGAATATTTTTATATGCTTTTTTCCCAATCGCTGCAATCATATCGGCTTCGTGAACCACTTCATACGACGTATCTTTCCACCGAAGAAGCTTTGTTCCGTTGCAAGGAAGAAGGTCAACGTTGTCTATGCTTATTCCTCCCACATCGAACATTGCGCCACATTGTTCTTGGATATACACAAGGTCGGATCCAGATATTATTCCAATCCTTGCAAATTTTTCGAGTGAACTAAGCGCAGATATTACACCTCTTTTTATTTTTTCACGAGGTGGTGTTAGTGTACCGTCCATGTCGAATAATACCATTGCATTTTTAATAATCATTTCAGAAAGTCTCTCTAAGTCATAAGTAAATTTATAGGGTTTAATTTGGAAAGTGTATGAATAGTAAGAGATATAGTTGGATAATCCCTCTTTCGCTTTTCATACTTACGTTGGTAAGTGCAGCAAATTTTGCTCTCATAGTTACAGACGTCAGACAGAATAATAGCTCAATTTCCAAGGCTGAAAATTATTTCCCGATTGAGTCATTTGTAATGGTAACACAAGATCTTGTGACGTTTCAAGAAATTTGTAATCCGGATGGTAGCGATTGCTTACCAGCAGCTGTTCCAGAATATCAAATGTCTGGTACTGGATCTGGAGTGATTGTGGGACAAAGAGATGGAAAATCTCTTGTTGTTACAGCTGGTCATGTATGTGTAAATAACACTTCACGGGTACCGATGATAGAAGACCTTGCGAGCCAATACACTATTGGTTTAGAAACTGGGTTTGGGAAAGCTGGAAACGGAACAGTATTGGCAGTTGATATGCCAAATGACCTATGTCTTCTCATCTCGGATACTTACCTCGGACCTTCATTACCGATCGCGATTGAAGAACCAGAATTGCATGAAAAGGTTTATAATATGGCTTCGCCGCTCGGGTTAGCAGTACCTGTCGCTGTGCCGGTGTTTGATGGTTATTTTTCCGGACAAGTCTCATCGCTATATATTTTTACAGTACCAGCAGCCCCAGGGTCCAGCGGATCCCCGGTGTTAAATGGTGACCAAGAGATAATTTCGATTATTAACGCAGCCGCAGTAAGCTTCGATGAATACGCTATAGGATGTCGGACCCAAGCGCTTCGTAACTTCTTGATATCAGCTGGCGTCCTCTAAGAGTCTTATCAGTACAGCCTCAACCAATTCGAACTTTGGGTCCGAGTCTAGCTTCGATATAAGATCTGAATATTGGTTTCTAGCCCACAGTGTCGCTTGCTCTTCATCAGCGAATGTACGCAGTCCGCTATCGTAATTTAAGTCAGGACATGTTACCTCGACCCCGTGTTGCCCCCATGCAGTCGGGTACATTTCAACCTCAACTCTAGCATCATGAAAAAAGCTGATTGGCTTAGGATCGATGGTGCGGTAGTTGCTGCCAGGACCGTCTTCTGTCAGTCTTTCTTTTTGGTCGACAGAACCTTTAGCTGTCTTTTTATCGAATCCATGCACTTTTTTAATTCTCTCATTGTCTCATGCTCACCGCAATTAGACGCAGCGATATACGACTTGTTTAAGTATAACAAGCACTTCCTTAATTGATATTGCAGATCAACTCGTTTCAAATCACGCATGATACCACCAGCCTTTCGCGCTTTGGAGGGGAGCACGAATTTAAATATTCATTTGCTGGTGATATTCTCTGCTGGATTTGCTTCGTATACGTGAATTCTTCTGAAACCTTTTCCGAAGGTTGAGTTATCTACTACAATAGTCTGGCATTTCGACACCTTATTCATTTCTATGAAGTCGAGGTTGAAATCTTCACACTCGGTGTCAATGCTCGCTTTTTTGCAGCATTCAACTGCAATATCCTCTGTTTCGAAAACGCCAAGTATTCTTGTTCCATCCCAAGATTTTAGGCTTGCAACAACCACGTTAATTGCCCTTTGCTTTGTATATTCCAAAACATAGGGCCCTGCAAAGAAAAGTACACAGTTTAAACGAACTTGTCTTATATTTATTTTTAGGGAGGTTACCAATGGTTTCACGTATCTT